GCCCATACTTCTAAGCACATCACCCACATCTTTAATTGAGGCCCCCGTTGAAGCAAGCGTCGCAAGAATATTGCCCGTTCCAGTAACTTGAACCATAACTTCAACCTCATCTGACGATTTTGCAATAATTTCCTTTGCTATCCCTACTATCCCATCTTTTGAAGTTTGAGCGGTTAGAACAAATCCATCCCTATCCATACAAAGCAAGTCGCCAGAGCATATACCCACATATCCTTTCATTCTCATCATTGTCTACACTGCTCCAGAAAATCTCTATACTCAAAATCCCGAAACCTTAACTTTCTCTGATCCATCCTTCCTTGCACAGAAAACTTTACCCTTTCTTTGTTAAGGAATAAGGCTTCACAAACATCCTCGAAACTAACAGGAATATCATCTTCATCCCATTGCCCAAACAACCAACAATGCGCTTCCTGATATTCCTCTTTTTCATCGCCATAACAAGCAAGATCGTTAATGGCTGTTTGCAGCATTCTTTCGTGCAACATTGTGATTCCGTCTATTGATGGCCGTTCGTCTTCTTTTTTTGCTGACCATCTTCTTCTTTTATAGACGGTCATTTTATCCTCCTATATTAAACATCTATTTTTAAAAGCTCCACTTCTGTAACAAATTTCTTTGTGCCAGGCCTACTTAAAATCTGCCGTATATCCTCTTTCTTTACCGATGCAAGCCGACTAATATTCTCCAACGCTTCCTCTACCGCCTTCTTGCACGATTCCATGTTCTTGTCATCAATATCACTAACCACATAAGTCATCTGTTCTGATATTATCATTTTCTGTCTCCTTGTTTTATTTTCAACACCCCCGCCTAAATGTCAAGGGAAAGATAACATTAAAATCAGCGGCGTTTAGTCCGCTGGGTTGACTGGTTATAAAGAAATCACGGGTCACAATCTCGGATCATCCCCATGATCGAATCCAGGGTCTTGTTTTTTATTTGGTGATTCTCCCCCATCAATAATACTTGATCGACCTCCCCTTGGTCCGTCCCACCAATCTTCATCATCTCTAATTTCTTTACCGGTCATACCTCTAACTCTATTACCATTTTTGTCAAAAATGTTGTGTGATGAACAATAATTACACATAGTCTTAATCTCCTTTAATTAGTGATTTCTTTATAACGATTTAGCTGACCTGCGGCAGTTTTTTGCCGTCAGGGTCCAGCGGGTTGTTATATTTTTTAGGGCATTGCCCCATTTCGTATAGTCGGCAAATCTTTATCCCATTACCCGTAAAGGGGAGAAAGCACTCCCTGCCGTAACAGGCCTTTTCTCGCACTTGATATTTTCTTTTCTCACTTTTAGTCATCGTCAACCCTTAAAATATAACGGTTAGTTCAGCGGCCTGTTATGCCCACATTTCTCACAATGCAGAATTGGATCTTGTTCATGCCCACATTCGGGACACACTATTAAGCCCCTGTCCGCATCTAAGAGAACATCACGCGCAAATTTAAGACCGTGAACAAAATTGTTCCAGTAAGAAGCATTATTCATATCATCATTCTCTGTACATTCCTCAGCAAACCGTTGTTTCTCTTTGATTTCCTGATCAATTATTTCTATAGGTTTCATTTAACCTCCCGCTCCTTCAATGCTTCAAACAACTCTTCGCCTATGGCTTCCCGCAGGTTCTTCTCCTGCTTTCGCGGCCCCCAGGTCTCCCATACTGGATAATCGTCCTCAACAGGGACGTGGAGGGCGGGGGTGTCCTGAATTATGTATGGGCTCATTTTAACAGCAATCTCGAAGAAATCTAAAAGCCATTGCCGCAACCTGCACAGCTTCCTTGCTTATTCTATCCCTACTCGGCTTACGTTTTTTAATTTCGTCCCAAAGCTCGTCAAGCTCTTCAAGGATAACCGCATAGCCCTCATGCGCTGAATTAAAATCTTTATACTTTTTCGTTGCAGAATCCAATTCATCTATGACTTCTCGAAGAAATGGCAAGTTATTAAATACTCCTTGATATTCCCCCATCCAGTATTGACTATGATTTTGTTCTACCATCCCCTCTTCCTCCCCGTGTAGGGCATAAATTACGCTATATCCTGTAAGGACATAATCGCGCACTCGCCACATTCATTTTTTCTTGTATTTGACACCCACCAGGCACATCGCTCTTTATAGCATTCATATGGTCCTGATGAGTTTGATAAAGTCATAGGACAAATTAACTTCGGTAAACTTTCTTTTTCCTTCTCGAAAACCTTTGCCATTGTCATCCCCCCTTCCCCGTCTTAGCCGTCAAACATTCCTCTTTCCGCCAGTTTTCTTGCCTGTACCTTTGCCTGGCGCATTACCCTTGCCTGAACCATGTCCATCTCTCGGTCCTTTTGATCCACTCGGTGGACCTTTTTTATCACCCTTTGGCATTTGCTTTCACCTCCTTTCATCCAAATAGATTTTGATTTTCCATTTGATCCAATAACAGAACAAAATATCAAACTGAAAAACACCTTGATACCAACCAAATTGAAACAACGATGAAACATTATTTGACGTTTCAATGCTAAAAATATCAAGCAACAAAGTATGTTCAAACTTCAAATATTCAAACTCTAATTCTATTAGCGAGATCTTCATTTTAGTTTTTCCTTTCTATCCGTTCCATTTTTTGCTTCCTCGATATTGTATCTTTTTCAGAAACCTATATATCCTTAGTTTATGAGCCCAATAAAGCAAGAATGTTTTCAACAAATCCTTCATCCAGCATTTTATGTACAATCTCAATCGACCTGACCTGATAACAGTTCTCCAATACGACTTCTGAAAAGGCCACAGACACCACATCCTCTCAAACATAGGAGTTGCATGAAAATGACGATTCCACTTATCCCAAAGTTTCTCCAGATCAATTTTATGTTCGCTCAATCGAAAACGTTCGATAGGATTGAGGCGATTGTTTATGAGCAAAGAATATTCATCTTTATCAAGTTTTGGTTCACAATACTTTTCATAAATCTTTGTGCCAGGATATGGGGTTGTTACTCCGAATATAACTCCCGCTGTCGGTTTGATCTCCTCAAGGAACTTATGGGTTGCTTTCAAGTCCTCTTCGGTCTCCCCGGGCAAATTCAACAACATAGTCGCAAACGATCTTATCTTATACTTTCTGCACCACTCGAATACCTGTCTTGTTTGATCAAGCCTTATCTTCTTATTTACATTCCATAACAATCTTTCAACCCCTGTCTCGACACCTATGTCTAATTGGATACATCCTGTTTCCTTTAATCCTCTTATCATTTCCTCTGTTGCCGTATCTGCTCTTGTCTGGCAGGCATAAGGAGTGACTTCTTTCGGCTTGTTCCAATTTTTATAACTTCCAGGTTCAGCATATCCAGCTCTCATTCCCTTCATTTCGGGTTCCCAATCCAAACACATCTTTGCTTCAAACCAATTACGCATCCACTTCTTTGACATCCCAAACATATCGTCAAACAAATAAAAGAAATCAATATTATAGTGAAATTTCAAATACAAAATCTCATTAACAACATCTCCAACCGGCCTTAGTCTTGCCGCCTTGCCTTTGTTTGCCTTCCAAACAGCATTAGCGCAACAAAAGTCACAATTAAAAGGACATCCCCTGCCAGCAAATACACAAACCATTGACGTATAAATTCTTCGGATAATAAGTTTCTGAGGGCGAAGGTAATAAACCATATCCACCAGATCATAAGCAGGCATCGACAATGTTTCAAGACCCATAAATTGCCTTTGTTCAGTTTTGATAAATTTCCCTTCCTTATAATACCCATGATAATAATCCCCTTCTTCTTGCCAAAATGCTATTCCTTTTATTTCATGCAAATTAGAAAAAACAACATTATTTCCTTGATATAATTCCCAGCAAGTTTCTTCCCCTTCACCCATAACAGCTACATCAAAGGGTGATCCTTCGTAGATAAAATCCTCAGGACAAATTGTGGCATGTGCATTTCCGACAAGTAACAACGAATTTGGTAATATATTCTTAACAAAGTTACCAAGCTCCATAACATTAGAATAATCGGAATGAAAAGAAGCCAACCCAACAAAAAGGGATGTTTTTCCCTCAATCTTAGAAGCAATTTCTCTATAGTGTCTTTTGATTTCATTTACTGTATCACCTCCCTTTACATCTATAATATCAACATTCAATCCTTTCTTTCTTAGATATGCCGCCAGATACAAAAAATAATATGGAGGGTGAGGATTTCTTGCATTAGTAGGACTTGTTATGAACAGAAAATCAAGCATTTTTTCTCCTTAATAAAACTGAGGATCATATTTATGAATTTTCATATTAGCATCTATTTGTGTCGAGGATATATAAAATCGAATCTTAACCGCGGTTTTATAATGCCGCCAGAAAAAAGTCATTCTAAGCCATAAAGGATTCTTACAGACAAAATAATTGATTCCATTTTTATATTCCTCTCCTTCTTTTATTTTATATAACATATCACACCTCCAAATACCGACAAACTTTGTTCATTGCCTTGATCTCATTTTGTATTATCTCTTCTTTTTTCTTTTGCCTTTCTTTTTGCGCCGCCTCTTCCTTTATCCTCGCCTCCTCCTGAAGTTGTTTAATAGTAAGAATAGGTTCCTCTCGAAATTCAGGATTAGCTGGATAGGCCATCGCAAAACTTACAGTTACGCTTGACAAATTAGGCGACATTGATACTCCGCTCGGAACATGTATTGTAGGATAAGTATTCAAATCTATTTCTTCTGATTCTGACGGAACATTTTCTATTTCATCAGACTGTGAAGAATCAGCCGATTTCACAGTTTCTGTTTTCTGAACAATAGCTTCTTTTATTATTGAATTTGCCTCTTCCATCTCCTTCCCGATTATAGGTATTATCCATGATTTCTTTATTTTCCTTCTCTCATTCCATTGTTTACAAAGATCAAGCAAAGGCTTTCCTGAAAGCATAGAAACAGATGATGAACGCAAAGCAACAGCCAGCAATAACCAAATACTAAATGTTACGGCTATAGATACAATTATAAGTGTAAAAAGAGTTTCTGCATCCATAATACCCTCTCACTTTGACAAGATTTCAAACTCATCCCTGAACTCGCACAATGCCAGCAGTTCATCTTGCTCTATAGAGCAAACATGATCAGGGCCAGGAGCTTTCCTGTCATAGGTAAAATGTTTTTCTATAATCTTTGCCCCCATAACTATCGCTGTTATTGCCGCTGTTATCCCAACCGTATGATCGGAAAAACCATCAAAATTATAACTATCAAAAATATCCTTTGTAATATTCACCTCTTCAAGAGAAGTTGGATATTTAGATATGCAATAAAGAAAAAAACTCAAACTTGTCTTAATAAATTTATTCCTCATGCTCAATATGCTTTCGCCATATTCATTACATTTTTCTAAAGTCATCCATCCCATACTAACAAGATAGGGCTTGCCTGTTGCCCTTACCAACTTGACATATTCCTTGTCGAAAATCATTCTACTCGCTATCTTATGCCTGTCAACATTCAGCTCTTCCAGCCATTTTAATCTTATAGGATCAAATGCAGACGCCATAAACTCAATGTTTAATCCGTCACAATATCCCTTCAACATCGCAACTTCCTCAAAAGACAATTCCGCTCCTTTGATTTCAAACCAATCGTCCTTAAAAAAGTCTTTTTTGTTTAATGTCTTTTCAGGATCATAAAACTGAAACTTGGCGACATCGGCGCCGGCATCTTTGGCTTGTTTGATAAGCCATCTTGCCATGTCCATATCGCCCCCATGATTGATTCCAATTTCCGCGATAATTTGCACCCTCATTTATATCTCTCCTGCTTGTACCATCTTGCTCTTATTCTTTGTTGCCAACTATAAGGAAGGATATCAAATATCTCCATTACATAATAATACAACATTATCTTTCGATACCACATTCCGTCAACATATGGTGTCCATCTCTTCACAACTCGCCGCGATTCTTTCCTTCTCTTATGTGCTTCCGATATCACGGTGCCGGAATGTATGTCCAAAGTCCCGACCAATATATCAGGAATAAAATGCAGTTGGTATTCAAAGGCGACCTTCAACCACAAGTCCCAATCGTGACTTATATCAAGGCTCATATCCATAGGCCCGTATTTATCATAAACGTCCTTTCTGATAACAACGGAAGATGTCGGGACAAAGTTCTTCTTGAGCAGAAAGGGAAATACCTCTCCCGAATGACAGGTTGACATCTTGCTCCAAAATACGGAACTTCTTCTATCCTCATATCTAACTAACAGGTCGTGATAAGAAAAGGCCTCTCCTGTCGCTTCAAGATATCCAACTTGCGTTTCGAGCTTTTCCTTCCTCCAACTATCATCACTGTCCAAAAAGGCCAGATACTTACCAAAGGCATGACCGCAACCCAAATTGCGAGGAATTACAGGCGAGCCGCTATTCTTACGGGTCTCCAGATGCCTAATTCGATCATCTGTATATTTCCAGGAAGAAATAACCTGCTTTGTATTATCTGTTGAACAATCGTCAACAATAATCAATTCCCAATCCTCAAAAGTCTGTCTCTTTACCGACGCCATTGCAACGGCCAATCTATCAACCCGATTATAAGTCGGCAATATCACTGATACCACAGGCCTTTTCATTTATTCTCCTTTATTTCTTATTTTATATTTATGCATATCAACAGAACCCTGCCATACATAGTATTTATCATCGTTATCAAAGATAACAACATATATTTCAGAACCAATAGGCATACCTGGAAAATATCTTAATGGAATTTCAATAACAAAGAATGCCTTTTCCGTTTTAATCTGAACTTTAGTATATTCATTGCAACTTGTTCCAATATCATCAACACTAATTACTTTTCCAATAGAAATTCTTGAAATTTCCTGTTCTTCATTTCCACAGGAAACACCAAATATTAAGAAAAATAAAATTATTGATACCAGAAGTTTTTTCATTTTAATTAAAGCCCTTTCCTATAATTATTGAAGGTTTATGTTTTTGCAAATTCTTAGTCTCTGTAAAAATAGTTCCTGTCCCATTCTTATAATCATTTAACTGTTCCTCCATAAGAACATGAAGAAGAGTTATCAAACTTGCCTTTGGTTTATTATATCTGCTTCTCAAATAATTTTCCCAATCGGCTTTCTTTGTTTTTGATATTTGCAAGGAGATCTTCATTTACTTGCTCCATAATTCAATATATTTTTTCATTATCTTTTCTACCTTATATCTCTCCTCAAAGACATTCAAAGACTTAGATGCCATTGTTCTTCTATTCAAAGGACAATTCAATAAAAATCCCAGAGAAACATTCAAACTTGCAACATCATTTTTCTTAACGATCAGTCCATTTATAATCTTAATCACCGTTTCCGGAAGCCCTGCCAGATCAGTTACTATTATCGGCTTACCGAGCATGGTCGCTATCAATATCACATTCGGAAAGTCCTCATCTGCTATGCTCGGCACAACCAAAACATCACAGGCATTTATCAAAGTATAATCATCAATCTTTCCTTCCTCATAAATACAAACAGACGCCTCACTCTTTTCTACCATACCTCTCAACTGCTTTCCCATTGAACCCTTCCCTGCTATAACAAGGGTTCTTGCAGGTCCGCCAATAGGAAGATTCTCAAATGCCTTTATCAATACATCAAAGCCTTTCCTTCTTTCCAACACACCACAACCAAGAAAAAGGATATTGCCCTTGCATCCAAGTTTTTCCTTAACATCCACTACCGACATAGAAATATCCCTACAAAGAACAGTATTTGGAATAACTTCCCAGTTTTCCAGCCACCCGATTCTTTTTCTTTCATCCGAAAGTCTATGCAGAAATATACTTTTTTCCTTCAAATCCTGAGATGCCGTAATAAACTTTGTCACACTTTTCTTAACAAAATAAGTTATCGGCCTTTCCCACCAATGATCTATCGTTGTAGAATTAAGCATGTAAGTTATCTTTTTTATCCCTGCCAATCTGCCCGCTATTGCCGCACTATTGCAACTTGTGGCTCCGAAGTAACCTCCATTATTGATATGAAGAATGTCAGGCTTTATTCTTTTAAACAACTTATATAAGGCTCCCACCTCCCATAACATAAAGGGATACTTCAAGACCATAACGGGTCTGAAATAGGATCGTAATTTGTAAAGAAAGGATACCGGAAAATGTAGAGGATAAAGTTTAGCTATCGTCCACAAAACAAAAACCCACTTGTTCATGCCTTTCACATATTCCTTCGAATAACGATAGGAAAAATTAACATCAAATGTCTCGCTTATATCCTTATCCTGAAGAAATATCCCAGGCATATTCTCACAACCAGCCCAAGTCGCATTATCGCTGTGAATGTGAAGTTTCTTTTTCATCTTTTTGCTCTCCTTCCCCAAAGAATTGAAATGGAATATCCTAAAAATGAAAAGGCTCCACCGTACATTTTTACTTCTTTAGTCTTCTGAGCTATTTTTATTTGTTGTGCCTTTTCACGCAATTTTATTTCTTCAAATAAATCCTTTTTTTTATTATCAAACCAACTTTCAAGTTTTGGATAAATTCCTTTTTGTATATCATATTGAAGATGAAAAATATCAGCAGAGGGAGGCGATGCTCCGACTGCACACAAAGCCTTATATTCTATGTCATTCATTATAAAAAATTGAAATTCTCTTCTGCAATCATCACATAAATGAGCCGGATAACAACCAAGAAGGGTTATATGCCACGACCAATTCGCTGCACAGCCCTCACAAGAAATATTTGTTAATCCATGTTCCGATATTACTTCATTCATTTTTACCCTTCCAAAACCCATTATCATCTAATTCTATTTTATCCCAAAACCCATCGTAATTTCCCCAAAATAATACATTGAGCCAAAAGAAGAAAATAGCAAATACAAGACATGCAATTAAAAGAATCACCTTAAATCCCCTCTTTTCATATATCAATATATCTTTGCATATTAAACTTTTTTTGTTTGATCTTCTTACCCTTGAAAACCATTCTTAATATATCTATTGTACCTACTCCCGCCATTGTCAATAATCCAAATATAAAAAGAAAACAAAAAGCAAAGATAATCACTTGACCATTTTCAATATTCATCTTAGATACTCCCCTTCCTGATAAATATTTGCCTGCAAATCAACTTCCTTCCAAAAATTAGGATTGTTCCTATACCAGTCAACCATTTTTTCTAATCCTTCTTCAAATTCGGTTTGTAAATAAGAAACATCTCCGTAAAATAATTCTTTATGTATCTTCTCATTATTAATCGCATAACGCAGATCATTACCCGGCCTGTTTAAAAGACGTTCTGTCCATTCATCAAATAAAACATCTTCTTCATCATGAGCCATACAATACCCTTTGGGAAACAAGGCAAATAAAATCACCCGTCTAATTATTCTCTCATTTGGCCGTTTCAATCCGCTCCCAACATTGTAAATCTCCCCGATCTTGCCATCAAGCATAATTCTTTCAATTGCTTTGACGCAATCCTCGACGTAAATCCATTCCCTGACTTCCTTGCCTTCTCCATGTAACAATATTTTCTTTTTTTGCAGAAGCCTTGTTATTGCCATTGGGATCAATTTCTCAGGATATTGGTTAGGCCCATAGTTGTTGCACGGCCTGACAATTATGACAGGAAAACCGTATGTCTTATAATAGGCTTGCAGAAGAAGATCAGCACTGGCCTTGCTTGCCGAATAGGGAGAGGTAGGATTTAAAGGATAAGTTTCTGTTGCTTCGTTCACTATTTCTTTTTCAGATGGCACCAAATGCATACCGCCATAACAATCCTCATCCAAGTAATCATCGGGAACCATTTTGGTTTCACTAATCGGTCCATACACCTCATCTGTTGATATATGAATAAACCTCTTGACTCCGGCTTTCATCGAACAACTGACAAGGTTGAAAAGCCCCATCACATCGGTCTCAAGAAAAGCCTTCGGATCACAAATGCTCCTGTCCACATGAGTCTCCGCCGCAAAATTTACAATGGTGTCAATCTGCTCGTCCTCTAAAATTCGTCCAATTCTTGAATCTATAATATCCATCTGATAAAAGGAAAGATCTCTTTCTATCAACCCATCAATATTATCTCTGTTGCCTGCATAGGTCAATTTGTCAACACAACTAATAGTTTCAAATGGCTTACTCATAAGAAGTTTAAGAAAATGCGAACCCATGAATCCTGCGCCACCAGTTACAAGTATGTTCATCCTTTTCCTCCCTTCTGTTTCTTTTCTTTTCTTTCATTTCTATAAAAACACCAAACCTGCCAAGACAACCAACCCATGCCTATACAAACCAAAACCGAAATCACAATCAAAAAACTTATCCATATTGGAGATAAAACCCACCACCATGACCAATCAATATATTTCATAAGTTTTAAAGCAATAAATAAAATCGTTAAAACTCCAACAAAACCAATACCGCCATTTGATGAATTATTTGATGTATCCGACATTTTATCCCTCCTTTCTATTCATCCCTCATCCTAAAAATTCTGACCAACACCTCATACACCAATCCTCTCTTCGGTGTTATCTTATCGACCTTGTCCTGGCTTTGCAATAAAGTTTTCATTGCCGCCACAACATCCAACTTATTCCTGGCGATAACCTCAAATATTTTAATCTCATAAACCTCAATCGGATTCGAGAACTGCTTTAGTTTTGGAGCTGTTGGAACTTTTACCTTTTCTTTGCCTTTTTGATCCTCCTTTTCCTGATCCTCGGTTTGCTTCAAAGTCTCATTTTGTTTTTCCAAATCCTTATCTTGTTCATCTTCACTTTTTCGCCTTCTTATTCTTTTTGCCATGTTCATTCTCCTTTTATAATGGATTATTTTTCAGCAGAATAAAAGCCTTTATTTGGATTCACCGGTAGAAGAATTCTTTTTAATGGATAATAAAAAGAAAATCCTTCGGCATGACTTAGGCCATCCGCCCTTCCCATCTCCTTTTCAAAGCTATTTATTCTTGTCCACATCTGAGCGCTATCAATTCCCTGACTCTTGAAACAACACATCGCTTCCACTTTCTTTGTCAAAGTCTCAGTATCCAATTCGATCAAAACATCCGGCGGCTGGGGCAGATATCCGATCCTTGCCGTCTCCGGCCTGAACTGCACAGCAAAGAAATATACCATCGGAACATAATGCCTACTTCCCATAAGTTTGACAGCGGCCTTTAACGCTCGACAAACCATCTCGCCGCAGGAGCTATGATCCCAATGGGAATATTCATTTGGATGATGGGTGATCACCATATCAGGTTTTATTTCACGGATAATACCTACCAAGTCTTTAATTGCATTAAGATTCGTAAACAATGGTTCATCGCTATATCCAAGAAAAAACTTTCCGCCAACCCCTAATATGCTTCCCGCCTCATTAAATTCCTTTATTTTTGTTTCACTGATTGAAACAATTGAAAAATCTGATTGAGTATGTGATCGAACCCCATCCGTCACAGTCAATATTGTGACTTCATCTCCTTTCTTTGTATGTTGATAAATAGTCCCGCCTGCAAGATCAATCGGATCTGCCGGATGCGCTCCAATAACTAATATTTTCATTTTGTTTCTCCTTTCTATTACATCTTAGACAACATTTTTCTTACTTCTTTAACATCATAATCATCACATACTTTTAAATCGTCCTCGGTAAAACCACTTTCATTCCATAATCCTTCAGCAGCGTTTTCATTATGACCTCTAATTAATTGTGCCAAAGCATTTACAACCCCTTGCGTAAAACCTATCTCTATAGCTCTCATCTTCCTTATCCTTTGTTTTCAATAACATCTTTGACAAATTTCAGACCATGAACATATGCCTGCCAATAAGAGTTCCTCAAATTCTTACATTCTCTACAATTATCAACAAATTCCGATTTACACTTTATTTCCTCATTGATAATTGCCAAAAGAGATCTATCCGACTTAGAATACCATATCTCATTCTCGTGTTTTAACCCTTTAACAAAATCAAATAAACGATTAGAAAACATCCTTATCCTCCTCGCTTTGTCAGCTTTTTTATTATCTCATTCTTAAATATATTATCAAGCTCTTCCGTCAATGACATTATATCTTTACCAAACTCATGAAGCTTATAGCAGTTCAGATAAATACACAGCATGACCATAAAACCGACATCCTGCTCTTTAACCTTATCTATCAGATAATCAAACTGGCGAACGATCAACTCTTTCTTTTTATCATCAAACTTTTCCTCGGATAAACCTTTCATTTGATTTTGTAACTCATTGACAAACCTTATCAATGCTTTGTTTTGTTCCATGCGTCGGTCTCCTCTATAAATTTCTTATGCCATTCTCTAAGTTTTTCTTTGCCGCATCCTACACAATCCCAAGCAATCTTCTCTCCTTGTTCACCTAAACTCATAATCCATAATTTATACGTATCCAAATCAGAAACCATTTTCTTAAAATGAATATCTCGTATCATTAATTCCTTAAACAAGGGAGTGCCAGGATAAGGAGTCATATAAAACACGGCGTTCGGAGTTATTTTCATTTCATTACAAAAGTCAATCGACTCCTGAATTGTTTCATCTGTCTCGCCAGGAGTACCAATAATGAAAGAATAGTCCTGATATTCAAAAAAGTCCTGATTTATCCTGATCGCCTTCCTATATTGATCGACAGTTATTTTCTTGTTCATCCTGTCAAGCATCCTCTGGCTGCCGCTTTCCAAGCCATAACAAACACCGATACAACCAGCACTCGCCATCCTGTTGGCAAGTTGTTCGTCCATTATATTTGCTCTGCCGGTACAAGACCATTCAATATGAAAATCATTGTTCCATTGTCCCTTGTGAAGCTTCTGACAAAAGTCCGACATATATTTCTTTGAACAACAAAAAGCATCATCGTTAAAATGAATATATTCAACTTTGTATTCCTTTTGTAAAAACTTCATTTCCTCGATAATTGACTTAGGACTTCTTATCCGATAGCCCTGCCCCATATAGTCGTGATAACAAAATAGACAACTAAAAGAACATCCCCTACTTCCGCTTATGTTCATACTTATCGGATTATTTTGGCCACCTCTTCCATCAATCCACTTATCCGTATTATAATAAGCAATAGGATTGTTCAAATAGATATCCATAGGAAAAAGATCATAGGCGGGAAAAGGAATTGTGTCCAAATTTTTTATCACGTCCTTTTGGGCAAGAACACCACCTTTCTTTCCAGAATAAAGACAAGGCTCTTCAAACTTTCTCTCTCCTTCCCCTTTCACACATAAATCAATCTCTGTTTTTTCAAGAAGCAGATCAGGAACGGAAGTCGCCAATGCCCCTCCGCAAATCAAAGGAATATTGAGACCAAATTCTTTTCTGCATATCTGAGCAATTCTTTTCACTTCTTTGTATTGTGTAATAATTCCTGTGATTCCTACCATATCAGGAACATGCAAAATACGAGAGGACATTTCATTATCAATTCTTTCAGCATTCAAATCAAGCACATCAACATCATAATTCATTTGCCGAAACATGCTGGCGATATAACCAAGGCCTGTTGGAAAACAATTTGGCTGTGCCCATTGTCTAACAATTGGATTGATCAATAACACTCTCATTATTTCTCCCTTAGCCTCAATCTCAACTCTTTCTCCAATTCAGAAACCAAATGACTTAAAAAACGAATCGCGGTTTTCTTTTGGTACATCAAATGAATCATTTCAACAATTGCCAAGGCCAATTTTGTTCCCGCCTCTCCTGCCCTGGTCATCGCCTAAAGTCCTTGTATTTGATTTTGGTAATTATCCGGCTCCCATTTCTGGCTTTCAATTCAACAACAGGTCGGGCAACCATACCTTCAGCCCTGAAATTGCCCCATGTGGAATTGAAACCTCCCCGAGTTTGCTCGACCATATCAAACAAGGTTCCAGTTCCGACAATAGGGACAATATCAAGACCAAGGCCGATTGAGATTGATTCAATATCTTTTCTCTGTAGCCACCAATCACCAATTTTCACATCAAAGAGGACAAAGCTTTGATCCTGCCTGTAATTGCCGCCACCTTTCTGGATTTTAGCTCCATAGCCTTCACCATAAAGACATGCACCTTCGGAGAACATTTCCGCAATTATACACCGTGTATCATCATTATGAAATAACTGTATAAGGTTTTCAACCAAAAAACCCGGTATTTGCGCTCTATCTGTTTTTCCGCCAAATGTAATTCCGTATGCTTTTCCATCTTCTTGATACGGCGCACACTTAATCCGAATATTGGTTCCGTCAACCTTTTCGGTAAATATCCACTCGTTGTTCTTAAGATATTCAAATTCCGGCAAAGCAAAATTGCCCTCTAAAAGAGTCTTAAATTTAGTTTCAGGGTCACGCTTAAATACTGTCTGTATTTTATGATATTCTTTCATTGTTTATTCTTCCTTACAAAGATATCTCAAATAAAAGAAGTCAGCAAGTATCTGCTCATTATAACCTTTATTGCTTTCTCCCAAATACTTCCCTAATGCCCGTTTATAATCGCCACCTGCCTCCTTCAAATGCAAATCCCAGGCCCAGGCCGTGGACTTTACTCCGACTGATATCTCAAAAATATCCCGCATCTCTTTCAATATACCTGCCTGTTTCAATCCTTCTTCATGTTCTGGCATAACTTGTCCAAGCCCCATTGCTCCTTTTGACGATATCGTAGTTGGATCAAAGACAGATTCTTTCTTCATAATTGCCAACAGGAATAACGGATCATTTGTTTGGCTCGTATGAAATACAATCTCCTTCGCCATCTTCTTGGATATCTTTGAAGAATTACTATATACCCAATCGACAAGCAATGGAACGGTCTTATCTGATATTGCTCCTTTGTTTAAGGCTCTACGGGCTTTATCCAGTGACAAATTTTGCCCTTTTACAGTTTGTATCAGATCTTCCGTTGTTGCTTTATACTCCTGAATAAGATTTTTATGGCCCCGATTCGCCATGAAAAGAAAAAATATCGCCACTATCATTATTCCAATAAAAACAGCAGCCCACGATTCAAGAATTCCTCCTGAAATTTTTCTTTTTTTAAAAATAAAGTCCTTAACTTTTTCTAACCATACAAACTTATCTTTTTTCTCTACATCATTCATTTGCTCTCCCTTTCTGCCAAAAATTTTGCAAACTCATAATCCATCTCCGTATTGATATCCAAACCCCTATCCCTTGGCATTACATAACCAATCATACCGTCAATATACTGCTCTTTCTTTTGTCTAAGTCGACTTATATCACAAATAAAAATAGCCCCATTAGAAAGATAAGTTCTCTTTTTCTGTCCTTCTTTAATAAATTTACTATCCCAATAAAAAGAATATTTTCCCGGACAAGGATTAAAAGGCCACATATAATCTCCGTCAATAATGCCCAATGTATTAGGATTAAAATTCTGTTTTGTTACACTAAGAATAGGTCTCCTGTCATTATTCAAAAACATTTGATAGGCCAACTGCAAATCGTTTGCTGTACAGAAAGGCGAAGTCGGCAAGGTCATTATCAAAGTCTTATATTCCTGAACAACCAACAATACATTCAGGCATACTTCCCAAGCCCTTGCATCATCTTGAGCAAGGGATTCTTCCCTTGAATGAATGTAAAAATGCCACGGATTCCTTTGAAAAGTTTTTAGATGTTCCTGTATTTTCTTATCCTCAGTCGATACAATAACTCTACCAAGTTGAGAATCAGCAGCCCTATCAACAGCCCTCATCACCAAGCTCCTGCCATCAACAAGCAATAGGTTCTTGTAAGAAAGGCGCTTTGACCCGCCCCTTGCAGGAATAATAATTACAGTGTCATCTTTCATAATGTCTTAACCCCATTTGCCTCTGTAAATTGAAAACGCCCTCTTCTTGCCCGACAACTTTCTGAGCAAGTAAAATATTGTTCCCAAATACAAACAATATCCAATTCTTCTCCATCGCGAAATCTTTTTAAATATTTCTTATATACCGGCTCGCCGCAAACCTGGCATATACGACCAGTTTCTATTTTTATCATTCTCTTTCTAATTCTAATCCGAGACATATTACACCTTTGTTAATATTTCCTGTACCCATTCTTTTATTTCTTCATCATCATCTGCATGAACTAATTTAGAATTATATTCAAAATTCAAACCCACAGGCATAGCCATAGGCATCGTTCCAAAATCAAAATATTCATTATCCGGCTCTATACAAAAACACCAACCAAGATCATAGGTTCTCCCTGCCTCATCAGAAGATATCAAGGTTTCATGAATTTTCTCGCCTGGCCTTATCCCCATTGATCTTATCCGACATTCCTTGCAAATAGCGCTTGCCAGATCAACAACATAAGACGATCTAAGTTTAGGGACAAATATCTCACCACCTTGCATATATTGTAAGGAAGACAAAACAAAATCTATTGCATCTTCCATAAGCCACCAGAAACGAGTCATCTGCTTATCTGTCACATAAATAATCCCTTGCTTGGCCTGCTCCCTAAAGATTTCAACCACAGAACCTCTGCTTCCTAAAACATTTCCATATCTAACAACACTAAATACCGTTTTCTTTTCGCCAAAAGTATTGGCATTGATAAATAATTTCTCGGCAACAAGTTTAGTCGCCCCATAAAGATTGATCGAACTGACCGCCTTGTCCGTACTCAACGCAACAACTTTCCTTACCTTATTACTCAAAGCACATTCAATCACGTTCTGAGCACCAAGAATATTTGTCTTGACAGCCTCAAAAGGATTGTACTCACAAGCCGGAACCTGTTTCAAGGCCGCCGCATGAAAAACATAATCAGCTCCCTTCATCGCCCTGTTCAATCTTTCCTTGTCTCTAACATCACCAATAAAAAATCTAAGAACTTTTGGAAAATCCTCATTATAATATCCTTGCATCTGAAACTGTTTAAATTCATCTCTGGAATAAATTATGACCTTCTTAGCCTCTGCTTTTATAAAAAGTCTTTCGGCCATAGCCTTACCAAATGATCCTGTCCCTCCTGTTATCAATACTGTTTTATTCTGCATTATTCTCCTTGCCTTTCTCAGCTTCAATAACTTTCATAATTCTGTCTGTGCAAACGCCAACAACACAATCTGATTCACCGCGATAATTATGAGCCACTATTACAATTTCTCTTATTTTATCTTTTAATTCCATTTTCAATTCTCCGATATAAACTTCATTATTTCCTCAACTGCTTCCTGTTCATTATTCACAAAAACCATATCCTTTCTATGCTCTTCCCTGACAAAATCAAAATCCCATGACGGAGTAACACAAAAAACTTTCTTGCCTATCCTTTGCGCCTCGCTCATAGGCGTGGATGGAAAATCAACAATAACATAGTCGGCCTTTTTCAATTCCCGGCTCAACTTCTTTGTGCTATATTTAATATTCTCAGACATTATATTTTGTTTCAAATATTTTATCGGATCTTCAAGATTGCTTGTTCTTGGTCCTGCCTTCCAAATAATATTATATGGAATTGAATCAAAGAAATGCCATAGCTTTTTCTGCCACCTATAATACCAACAGCTTGGTGTTGTGGGCGGGCACAAGCCCTTATCGCCACGATAAATCATTGGTATATATATAATTGTTTTCATTCTAAAATATAATCCCCAATATCCTACAAACCTCTTTATCAAAGATCATGACTTAGATCCTCCAATCCGTTTTCAATTAAAATAATTCCTTCTGCAATCTCCCCAACACCATCATCCCAGGACTGTATTTCTGCCTCTAATTCATAAAAAATGACGCGCGCCTTATCCCGTTCTTTAGCAATAATATTTTTAGATACTTTTATTTGCTTCAACAGTTTTGTAATTTTATTAATTTCTTGTTTTTTCATTTTATTCCTCTATATACTTATTATATATTATTTTTCAGGAAAACAAAAATTTTTATCCTCAATTCCATTTACGCCCGAATCAAAATCCCGTCCAACAGTAAAATTTGGAGACCATCTTCCTTTCTGTATATCATAACAAAACAAGGCTTTATCAACATAACTATTCACGACATCCCAAAACTCAGTCAATGTAATTTCAATATATTCACAAAATTGATTCACATACTTGTCGCTACATTTTCCATCATACATCTGGACAAGCCTTATTCCTTGATCTCTTGTCAACAAACCCTGCCGAATATCATAACAAACCTCATCCGTCACAGCGCCATAGCCAAACTTAAAATATTTCAAAATATTTTGATTAATTATTTTTAGATCAGAATCAAGAGAAAAATATCTATTTGTTCTTCCTTCCCGCAATGGATCTGCATTTGATCTGCCTTTTAATCCATGCCTAATAGCAAACGCTGTATTATTTGCATTTGACCATTCTTCAACATAATAACCAAGAAATATTGCCTTCATATCATCAAGCTCGCCAGGCCAAGGAAATTCATACATAAACAAATCTTTTTCCGCCACCACATCATCAAGCCAAATACTTACATCATCCTTAACCGTATTGGCATTTCTCCATTGCATTGCATCTCCTATTATCGCAAACCCATCAACACCAAGAGTCTCACCAGGATTTTCGCCCTCAATAACCAAAGGTATACCAAATTTTGAAGCAATCCTAAACGCGCTGGCATACAATGAATACTCAAGCGGCTTGACAAAATTGCCATATTCAAAAAACGCTCTTTTGCTAAGATGCCTTTCTACTCTCGAATTTGGCCTCATTGATATCATATCAAACCCATGTCGAACAAGATTCTCTAAATTATATCTGCCTACATCGGAAATATTGTCAGGAGCACAATTTACAAGCAAGCAATTCAGCCCTAAAATATCCCTGGCGTACAAAGCCTGAAAAGTCGTATCCTTTCCACCGCTGACGCCAACAACGCAATCATAAGTAGTTGAAACTCTCTTTGTCCATTCAACAATACTTAATAGTTCGCTCCTTCTTCGAGACCAATCAACCCAACTTTGTCTCTGCTCCGCAATAACGCACGCCATACAAACCTGATCTGTATTGAATATTATTCCTGGCCTTGTATCCGGCTGAACGCATCTTTTACAATATTTCATTTTAATCCTCCAAACTATAAATTTTTATAGACTTTATCTTGCCCTCGAAAGGCCATATTCCATCATCGGGATAAGCAAGATGAAATGGGGCACCAACCGTACCGATATGCAATGGGCCATCTCCTTTTATCTCTCCTAATGATATTCGCTCTTTTCTAAACCTCCCTTTCATAAAATCTACGAAAAGCTCCTTTCCGTCATAACCCATATTCATAGCATAAGAAATATCCGGTTGCGGACAATCAATAGGAATACATATTCCGTCAACAGGGCCAAATCCGTTTTCCACATCCTTACCAACCTCAACAAAAAAATAATATCCAAGAGAAATATTTGTTAAATGATATTGAAACCAATCTGGGGTAATATATCCGAAACAATAATTCCTATGGCCCAAATCGTTTCTCTTGTCAAAAATAAAACAGCTTTTCTTATTATTTGTTATAGAAAACTCTATATGAATTTCCCATTTATCCAAATTGATTTCATCACAATTCAAAACTTCAACATATCCCTGACCATTAAATTCAAGACAATTACTCCGTCCATCAATATATGTGGTTCTTTTTACGCCAACACCATGCATATTTCGTATTATTCCCTTGGCAAGATCATGATCAACATCAAACAAAATATGATTCCAAACATTAGGGTCTCTGTCTTCGGGGGGATAGGAATACAAAGTCTTATATTCCGCCATTATTCTTTTACCCGTATTTTTTTCTCTCGGAATGATATTTTTATGTTGCAATTCAAGAGATAAATTAAGAAACGCCCTCTTTAATTTTTCTATTTTTATTGTAGCAAGCCAAAACTCCTGCTTTGCATACAGATCCATCAATTCAACAAACAAAGTCTGACATATCTGATGTGCTGGAGTTTGGTTATCCAATACAAATAATGAAACCTTGTTTTCTTCATCTGCCATTATCAATTCTCCTTTTTCATATCACCTTACAATTCCAACAATTCTCTTCAACCCTATTGCTAAAAAACTCCTTATCTTCTTTTGTATGAGTTACAAAATAATCATAAAGCCTCAATCTATTCCAATCATTCGCCCAGTTATCATAAGCCTCCCAACCATGCTTGACATAAATAGTCGGGATGTAAAGCTGTCTTGCCGCCAACAACAAGCCATACTGATAAAGTTTGTTTCTCCTTGTAAAAATAACGGCATCAAATTTATTTTCCTTCAAATAACGAATATAAAAATCTTTCAGACAAAGAATCTTCAAAACAATTTTTTCAACAAAATAATAAATTCTATCCCTCAACAGAACAAAAGAAACACTCTTATCAAATCCGCCAAGATCATCGATCTTATTAACCAAATCCATAATATCCAACAAAAAATCATCAAGTTTAATATTGTATTCTTTTTCCTTAACTAAACCCGTTATTTTTCCAAGCCGATTAAAAGTTCTCAATCCCGACATAGGACTTGCAAACAAAAACCTTTCATTTCTTTTCCATGAAGGTAAAAACTGTAAATATCTAAACCAATCATATGTTCCTCGTATTCCTTTATTGTCCCGCCAATCAGTAACCTCTTTAGAAACATTCATTTTGGCAAAAAGCCATTGTCGATCAAATTCAGCAACGAATCCTTTTCCAAAAAACCTTGAAAAAATAGACATGCCCTTAAAATACAATTCATCATCCATCACATCCTGCTTATCAAATCGAATCATATAATAGCATTTATCAGGCTTCTCCTGCTCGATTATTTTCTTGAATTGCATTCCTTTCCTAACAAAAGCATCAATAACATTTTTCAACATGGAAACACAATGAACCGTCATTGGAATATCAAAGGCTTTAATCTCTGGATACCGCTCTATCAAAAACAATTCCAATTTATTCAACCATCCTCTGAACTTCTCAGTATAGATCAAAGTCTCCTGCCATACAAAGTAATCCTCAGGAATCTTATATGTATAGCCTCGCCTATCAAGCTCGTACATAGCCATAGGGGTCAGGGCTATGATCTGCCCCTCAATTCCTTTCAAGGCATTATTGTCAAAATCTTCGATAAATGTTATGTTCATTTTTCATCAACCCAATCCTTTTTGATATAAGAATAGTAACAACTATCCCAAAATTTTCCTTTTCTATACACTCTCTGTCTCAACAAACCATCAAAATGAAAATTGCACTTCTTAAAAAACTCTATACCTACTTTATTAAACCCATATACCTCCGCCCAGATACAGTTCAAATCCATCGAGTCAAAGGCTATTTCTTTTAATTTCCTAATCGTTTCCTGGCCAACTCCTTTACTTTGATTTTGTTTATCTCCAATATATATGCTAACCTCTGCATGACGATTTACCCAATCAATATGGGCAAGTCCACAAACACCAACAAAAACCTTTTCTGGTATCCTTCCTGCCTGATTTTTCTGAACTATTGCCAACATCAAATTCCTGTCCATATCCAGATTCTCAAACCACTTGACATGCTCCCTCCAAAACAAAGGCCGCCATTGTCTTGTTCTTGCCCTTATCTCAGGATCGTTTCTCCACTTGAACATCTGTTCCAAGTCGCTTTCATCTAAAGGTCTCAAAGTCACTTTCATTACTCATCCTCCTTTACATAATTCAATTGCTTGACTTTCTGTAAATCCTACCTGAAGAAAAGCTTCATACTTTGCTCTTGTAATCATCGCAAGTATCGCTTGAGCCTCAATTTGCATAGGAAGAGTTCTTTTAAGCTCTCTTAACATCCCTTCCATATCTATTTTTACAGGTTTAATTTTATCCATTTATCAAATAATCCCCCTTCTTTAGAATCTTATGAATGCGATCAACAATATATTCAACATCCTCGTATGTCATTCCCGGTCCTAAAGGCAAACTGACCGTATGCTCTCCTATCCACTCGGCGTTTGGAAATTGTCCCTTCTTCCATCCGAATCTTTCTTGATAATAAGGATGCAGATGAATTGGCTTATAATGTATTCCACAGCAAATATTTTCCTTTCTCATTTCCATTATAAACTTGTCTCTGTTACCAAGCTGAATGGTATAAAGGTGAAGACCATGAACTGTTCGATCCACCTTCATAGCTTCAATTATTGGGGTATTGCCATTGAAAATTCCTTCCTTTCTAAACCGATCAAAAACAAGATTATAATCGAACCATATATCCTCTCTTTTATACCAATTATCTTCAACCTCTCTTAGTTGTTGCAAGGCTATCACTGCTTCCAAATCCGTACAATTAGCCTTATAACCGAGATCGACAATATTATACCTACCAGGAGAATCGACCCTCTTTGAAGCATCTGCATCCATTCCATGAATTCTTAGTCTCCTTATTTTCTCTGCTGTTTCATCATTATTCGTCACGGCCATTCCCATCTCAGGAGCGGCAATATTTTTCGTTGGATTGAAACTATAACAGCCACAATCACCGAAAGTCCCGACATGCTGGCTCCGCCACTTTGTCTCAATGGCATGGGCACAATCCTCGACAATCCAAATATGATATTTTTCCTTGAGCTTTGACAAAGTATCCTGATCACAACTTTGACCTGCAAAATGAACAGGAACAATTCCCTGAAAATAAAATTCCCCATACTTTTCAGCTGAATCCAGATCAACATCCAAATCAATGCACTGAGTTTTCTTATCCACGTCTATTAAAAAGGGAACAAGATCATTATAGATTATAGCATTGATGGTAGAACAAAAAGTTAAGGGAGAAGTTAGAACATGACAAAAACGCTCAGTAAGAGAAAGTTTATTTACTTGAATTGCAAGCCACAAAGCCATAGAACAACTGTTAACAGCAACGGCATGTTTAACCCCTATATAGTCGGCAAACTCCTGTTCTAATCGCTCTGTGACTTTGCCCATAGTCCACCAGCCACTCTCAAGAACTTTTTGCACTTCAGCATAGGTTTCCTTCGATACGTTTTGTTTTGATAAAGAAATCATTTCTTTTTTCTCCAACAATTAAATTTAACAAATGCAATATTCAATCCATTAAAAAACAATATCATACCGATGATCCACAAACCTGTTATCAATATCTTTATTAACATATCATCCATGATGCCATCAGATCAATACTTTATTTATAATATAGGTAAGAAGCCCGCCAAAGAATAAAAATGTTCCAACATAAACCTTTGAAAAACAGTCCCTAAACCCTTCAGAAATACAATAAATTGTATTGGCAGGACCACTAATTAAAATCCCTATCCCGACAAGAAAGCTCAACACTGCAAGCAATGTAACAAGTTTATATTTCTTTTTCGTTAATTCAATCGTGGTATGATCTGTTTCATTTTTCATACTATATATCCCTCCAATCCATTCTTCTCAACGATCCATAAAGGAACAGAAATTGTATTTTCGTCCTCATTCAAAGTACAAACACTCTGAGCAAAGAAGTAATCCTTCCCGTCTATCGACAGCCACCAACCTGTGGAAATACTCCCTGACATCTCATCATACTGAAGATCAACCATTTCTTTTGGCATGATTTAGTCCTCCATTTTGAACTCAATTACTTCCCGCACCCATTTTGCCATAACCACGACACTTCTTTTAGCATGAAACTGAACCGGACAGCGATCAAGCAACTCCTGCCACCTATCAGGCTTGGGCTTGCGGCGGATTAGGAAAGGCTCATCTCCTGGTTTATTATGGTTTACATCAGCTACTTGCCATATTCCTGCTTGGTGATAAAAATATTCATCCCCTTTCTGCGGCAACCCAATAGACAAATCCTCTGGATCAATCAGGCGGGAAGGGTGTATCCACGATGTTCCTTCTCCTTTCTTTTCATCCACAAAAGAAACACGCACACTTCCATGCCCGCTTAACTCCCCCTTATCCGCCACCACTTTTTCTATCCATAAGTATTCCTTTTCCATAACTACCCCCTTTTAAATATCTATTACTGTTACCTCACTAATTCCCTTCCTTTGCGTAACGTTAAAAATCTTATCCGCCACCCCCAGAAACTCAGGCAATGTCGTAATCACTATCATTTGAAGATCTAATTTTTCACTAACCATCTTGAGCATATCTGCACATTTCTTTTGCAATACCCTGGCATCAGTAGTTGGATCATCGTTAACAAACTTGAACGGCTCATCCAAAACCATAACCGGCCTTGTCCTATTTAAACTCCAAAATGAACAGCGCAAGGCAAAGGCCGCCACATCATTGGCCCCTCCACCCGTCGTGAATAAAGTATCTCCATATTCTATCCCGTCCTTTACAAACACCAAATCGCATTCCGTCTTATTTCTTCTCTGCTCAAATTTAATTTTAAATTCATAAGGATCATCAAACACGGTAGTCAAAGCTAAAGTAACGAGATTGCTCATATGATATTCAAGTTTCTTTTGAGTTTCCTGAGCGATCTTTCTGACAACTTCCAATGCCTTAACAGAATCAGAATGCCTTTTCTCAAAGGAAAGGCTTTGTTCTTTAGCCTTTTCCAAATCAGCAAGAACTCTATCTCTTTCGCCCTTCATCCTATCCAATTTACCAAGAACATCAACCTTGAACTCGGAGCTTTGTGCTGTTATATGAGAATAATCAGAACTCATATTTTTCCTCCAGTTTTTCAAAGGCAGTCACGATAGTTTTGTTCCGACGCAATATTTGGTGATCCAAAGCCTTCACTTTCTTATGCGCCGCATCTGCGGTCTTAATCCCGAAAGTCCGTTTCAACCTTTCCATCTTCTCGGACTTCTGGCCAATCATCTGATCTCGCAAAGACTTCTTTTCTCCAATCTCCTCTTCAATCCTATTCAATTTTCTTAGTACTTGTTCCGGGGTTAAGTCTGTCATTTTGATCCTCTCCTTGTTTCAATTAAAGTCAAAGCCTGACTAAGACCGTCTCTATAATGTGTCTGTGAAGCCGCCCTATCCCAATTTTCTCTTTCCTTTGCAGTTTCAATTTCCTTATCACAATCCTTAATCCATTTTTCTAATATTATTGTTATTAATTTCATTTTAATACCCCCATAATATACAATCCATATGCCAAAAAAGAAAGCTCACCTCAATTAAGAATCCCGTATTCCAACTAACCGTTATACCAAAATCCACACATTGACTATTAATATTCTTTTTAAATTCAATTTTCATAATAACCAATCCCCTTCATTTTATCTTCCTATACATCTAAAAATCTTTCACCTTTACCCGACGCCTCTTTTATCACATTCCTAATCCCAAAATCCAAACTCTTAACTTTTCTTTTCAAATTATCAAGAAAATTTAAACCCAAATCTTTCTGTTCATCCAATCCCAAAACAAACAAATCCAACTCCTCATTCCTCTCCTTTTCTTTCCTTGCCTGTCCAACATTCAATATCTTTGTCTTAGACCCTACCCTTAAAAACTTTTGTTTTATAGTTCTATCATCAGTATCATAAATATAATAACAAGGCCGATGATCAACTTGATCAATTCCGCTTCGCATAAGACTTCCACAATTCACAAGATATCTATCTTTAACATTAAATGAAAACGATTTATGGTTATCACCGCATACAAACAAATCAAATTCAGGATATTCATCAAGAAGACTTTTACCATATACAAAATCTTCCTGGCTCTTCCATATTTTTTTATCAACAATCATCTCATGAATGACAAGAATATTCAATTCTTTTTTATCTTTCACTTCAGGAATATCTTCGCCCCAACTACAACCATAAACCTGCCCTATCTGCATTCCTGTTTTTGTTGTCAATCGATAAGGTTTCTGTTTCAAAACTTGAACAATCTCCGCCGCCTCCATAACCGCTAATGGAGTATTGTCAATTCTCTGACTATGATACCTGAGATCATGTTGCCCTCTAATACAAAGAATCTGGATATATGAACTTCCCAATAACTCAATATATTTATTAACAACAAACCAAGGCACATCTATCCCATCAAAGAAATCCCCTGGCTGCAATATAATGCCACAACCATTCCTATCCGCCAAATCCAGAAGCTGCTTGATCTTGCCATACTGAGTTTCAAAATAATTCTCATCAAGCCTCATGCGAGGACGCTTGAATCTCAAATGCCAATCGCCTGTCAATAACAATTTCATCTTTTTACACCATAGGAACATGAATCAAGACTAACTGCACAGATCGCCCAAATAAATATAGCCAAAATCCATATTGGCGACATTACGGCCAACCATGACAAAGTAATAATTCCTATAAATTTTAGAACAATAAATAATATTGTTAATATTGCGACAAAGGAAAGAATTCCAACTAATATCATCTCATTCTTTTTTGACCATTTATATTCATATTCATTTTTTATTGACATACCATCTTGACCCATTATCATAACTTCCCCTTTTTCTCTTTAAAATAATTTCATTTCTTTCTTCTCATCAAAGGAGCGATTACAACTCGCTCACGCGTCTTAGTTGAAACAACTTTATAAGTCTGACCATCAATATCAATTATCATGCCCTTACGAAGCTTGACATCAGGCCCTGAAATTTTAACTCTCTCCTCTTGAAATTTCGCCTTTACCAATTCCTTACGATCCTTTCTTGTCAATTTTACTTGTACTGTTTCTGACATATTATCCTCCTTTCTTAAAACGGCCTCCTGCACAATGGACACATGCCCGCCTCATCAAATATCCTTTGTTTGTCTTTTTCCAATTGGCCCAATTCGCTTTCATGCTCTTCTATCAATGGAGACAATTCTTCAATTTCAAAAATCAAGTCCTTTAACTCCTCCATCGTTTTTATGTCTTGCTTATGCTGTTTTACACTATCTCTCAGTTCCTGCACTTCCATTTCAGATTGTATCTCAATATTCAACTCCGCAATTTGCCCATCAATATTATCAATGGATTCAAGAAGCGTTTTGAGCATGTCTCTTTCGTTGATATTTTTTGACATCTCCTTTGCCGACTTGAAAATATCTCCTGCTTCCTTCTCTACCTCCAGCCATATGTCAACCTCCTCAATATCTTCACCCAATTCCTCTATTTCTCGAAGCAGATTTAACAATCCCCTCCGTTGCTGTCTTCTCTTTTCCCTTCCTATCAAAGAATCTTCTAATCCCTTGACAATATCCTCTATCTCATCCAGAATTGCAAATTTATCAAGTTCCTGTCCTTTTTCCTTTATATCTGCTTCCAATCTTGTAACTTCTCTATTTGAAGATAGAACAATGGAATTAATGCCTTTCAAAAGAACATCAATAATATCCAGGCCAACAACCCTATTAAATTTCTTTGCGACTTCGCCAGAAGTATCTTGCAACAAAAAATAATTATCATGCTGTTGTTGAATATTATGATCGGCAAGATTTAAAAGAGTTGAAACTTCAGTCGGAACATCAGAACGCACAGCTTCCAATTTAGGATCATCGGGAATTGAATAACCATTAAACTTATTATCTCTTTTGCGAATAACTTTTACATCCTGATCAAATTCAAGGATCACTTCGGTGGTATCTTTTTCTTCTGAAAAATCACCCTTGAAACCAAAACCTTGAGGCCTATTATTTGCCGCCCAATTCAACGCTCTCACTATTGCAGACTTGCCGGAGCCTGAGATCCCGGTAATGACATTGACTCCGTCTACAAACTCCAGACAAGTCTGCTTATGAGACTGAAAGTTCTTTATATCCAGTTTCATCTTCTGTTCTTCTCCGTGATGACTGCAACCCTGATTTCCTGGGCTTTATTTTTGACATTCTGCATGGCCTTCCTGATTCTGGCTCCAGCGGCATTGTTCCCGCTATCAAACTTCTCTACATCAATATATCTATCATGAATAATGCTCCCCAATTCAGAAACCAAACCCCTGATATTTTTCTTTGCCATCCTTTCTCCCCCTTTTGTACTTAGATTTATGCTTGGTCGTGACAGAGGAAGATTCTACCTTCCTGGATTGCAATAACAATGCCTTCTTCGTCTCCAAGACTCCCTTACTCCCTCTGTCACGCGCTCTCCTTTTTTTACCTTCCCTCCATAAAGGTCTTCCTCTTGGATCTGTATTTAAACATTCTCGACAAGGATCTTCATTTATAGAACATCCAAAGTCAGCACAGGAAATGCAATGTCTCATTCTTGGATTCGACATTGACTCAAACCAGTCCTGATTCATCCGAGGCATTACCTTCCCTTTCTCCTTCCCTTGACCAATCTAAGGATATCAAAGAAAACATCTGCATCTAATATCACAACCGCATCCTTATGACTCCTTCTTGCCACTAACAACCAGTCCGTTCCTGGCATCTGATTTTTTTTTGCTTGCTCAATCCAACCATGTACCGACCAGCTCTCCTGCCTCTTACATTCCACCGACCAAGGAAAAAGCTCCTTAGCCTCACCAACAAGTCGGATGTCAACTCCTGACAATCCCATCTCCCTACTGGCAATCTGTTCATCCGAGCCCCAGGGCAAGTCTATAAGCCAAGAAATTTTCTTTGCGACCCACTGTTGCAAAATCCGACCTTTTCCTTTTTTGCTTGAAACAGCTATTGATTTCTTCTTAGGCATTAAATCTCCTTTTTCTTTTCGGCATGATCTTCTCCTCGATCTCATTCCAATCCTGTTCCACAAGATCAACAAGCTTATCGTATTCACCTGAATCATTCTCTATTAAATCAACTAACTCCAATTTTTTGTTTTTTTTATCATTCCATTCAATTTCCTTTGCCTCTGGGCCATACAAATAATCCAGCATTGTCCCTATATCATCAAGTCCGTAATCAAACAAGATTGTAAACTCCTCCTCTCTAAATGGCTTAGCAGTCTTGTTTCTTTCCCACTTCGCCACTACTCTTATTCCATAAACTCTTTCCTGAGAACGAAAAGTCTTTTTCAATTTCTTCTTTTCATAGAGCCAGGCCACTTGATGCGTATAAAAATCCAGGGCCTTGCCACCTGTTCTATATTTCTTTTTCCCAAAAGTTACACCGATCTTATCCCTAACTTGAGAAATCAATATCAAAGTCGCATCCTTCTTTTCCATTGTTTCATTCTTCTTTTCCATTATGGAACATAACTGATTGAAAAAGGCACCGCTAAAATATTTCGCCTTTTCCGTTCCATAACTTCCATCCTCTTCTTTATCTGTCTTAATAGCCTTTTCAATTCTCTCCTTTGCGGCTTTCGCTATTGTCGCATCAATCGAATCAAGAACATATAAAAGAAATTCGTCAGACCTTAATGCCTTAACCCTCCTTTGATAATCACGACCAAACTCCTCACAAGTTTCTGATTGAATCCATTCAACAGAATCATGAAACCTCTGACCATACATTTCAGGTATAGGAAAATCCATCACTCCTTCAATATTATTATAAACGATAATAACCTTTTTCACTTTTGAAAATAAATCTGACTTGATTTTTTCAATATTATAAAAAGCCCAGGCACAAGCCTCTAATGCCAAAAGGGTCTTGCCGGACGATCCATCACCAACAATATTATTTATTCTTCCTCTTGCCCAACCTCCATCTCTTCCTTTCTGAGATGCCGCCAGGTTCAAGATAATTGAGCCTGTAGAAATAAACTCAACAGTCGACGCCTTTTGGGGCGGCTTTTTAGCGACTGTCCGAATCTGTTCTGGCAATAACTTTGTTGACCTTCTTCGTCGTCTTTCCATTTCTTCTCCCTCTAAATTAGCGACTTGGCTGGTGAGCAACAGACCTCGGACTTTAACCGTACTCTGCCGCCACTCACAATCGCATACCCACCAACCCTCCACTTTGTGTAAGCTGTAAGATTGCTAACTCTCTTACTTACCCAACTGTCCTTCCCAGGGACAACCTTCCCCTCCACCTTCATATTTTGCATTCATAGTCCCTTCCTTTAGTCTTGAAAATATCGAGTTGTTCATAGGATATGACATCCTAATACACTCAAAGCTTCCTGCTGACATTACTAAGAATGCACAACACTTTTCACCTTCTCCAAGTTTGCAGACTGACTTAGCCTCATCAATAGTTAATTTTATCTCTGTCGCACAGTCATGAATAACTTTTTCCATAATTACCTCCTTATCAGGATTCTTCAACAAAGTATTCAAGATCATAACGAAAACCTGATATTAAGCATCCCTTTAAAGCATTACAATGACCAGTGATTCCTTTATAACCACCTGTTCTGATTGTCCAACCATTGTCCTCGTGCACAACCATTCCACATAGCTTGCCATCACGCTCTACAAAGATTGGTTGATCTCTATAAACTTCATTTAAGGGTATTGTATCCTTTGTTTTACCCCTATCTATGTCAATTATCTTTACCATAACTACCTCCTCAATTTAAAAGTGGGTGAGCCAGGATTTGAACCTGGATGGGAGCATTAGGCGACCTCCACTTAACTTGCTCGGAACCTTTCGGCGTGGACAGTATCTCCCTTACGATCATAACTAAGCGTCTACCAATTCCACCACTCACCCACATTTAAAACCCCTCTTTTAACATCTTATCCAGTTCTTCCTTTTTTACGCGCCATTGACCGCCAAACTTCAAACCAATACCCCTACCTCTGCACCAATCCCTAATCGTCTGACCGGTGACAGAGCCATAGCCCAACTTCTCAAGATAGACCAATGTTTCCTTTATGGTTAAAAGTTTTTCCATTATTAGTTACGTCTTTTCCTTGGAGTTCGTTTTTTGTCTTCCTTCTTTCCCTTTGATCCTGAACGTCTTACTCTACGAGTCGGCTTTTCCTTCTCCTTCTTCTCTTTCTCTGGCTCAGGTTCTTTTTCCTCCCATGCAGAACAAGCATCAAAAATCTCTTCAAGACAATCCTGGCAATCATCAAGCTCATTACAATCCCTGCCAAACGTTCCGCCAGCAGGGCACTCCCCTTCTGTTCCCGACTCAACTTTTTCGCCTTCACCCGCTTCTTCTTTTTTCTCACCCGAATCAGAAACTTGATCCTCAGCCGCATCCCCTTCATCCAATCCAAGAAAAACCCGGCTGACTTCATCATAGGTTGGAATAATCAGCAAGGCGTCCAGCGAAAGAGTCTCGTCCAGAATCGCCTCTTCATACGGCGATGCCCTATCCTCAAACTCAACGGACTGTGCTTCAACAAATTCCTGTTTGCCAAACTTCTTTTCCTTGCCCTTGAATTCTATGGTCTTTCCATCCTGAAGATCGGAAAAGGTAATGTACTCCTCACCATCCACCGCCTCTTCCAGAAAGTTTTTCTCGAACAGAAAATAACTGGCATCAGGCCAGATCTGAATATCCTTGTCAGGATCATTGTAATCATAGACATTATAATAGCATCTCCATGATGGCGATAATGCCCTGATGGCATCCTCGGATTGTTCATCATCCGGCTTGTCGTATTCTTCCCGGAGAGCCTCGCATATCGGACAACGCTTGCCGAATGCCCTTTGCAAGCAAAGAAAGGAATCATTGTTAAGCCCAATCCGTCTATGCACGGGCACTTCCAATTTGTAATCCTCAAAGCCTGGCTGCAAGCCTGTGGCTATTCCGGTCTTTGACCTCAACTCCGAATACCAATCCTGCGTGATGATGAAAGGCAAAATATCAATGGCATTCTTGTCTTTCCCCCCCTTCGGCTTAAACAACTCAACATTCTCCAATCCAGAAACATCAATCACCATCGACTTGCCAAACCCGGTCTTATCTCTGTCCTTTGTCGCCTGCACACTCCTTTTGCGCAACGCTTCCTTCCGTTCCTTTGCCGATTTCCTTTTCATTCTTCTCCTCCTTTTTAATTGTTGTTAGAGCCGCCTTGGTGGCAACCTTTGACAAAACATAAACGCAAAGTATCACCAATGGCGCCCCAAAAATTATTGATAAAATTACTTCTTTCATCTTATTTCCGCCTTACTCTTTTTTTCTTATTAAGATTTGTCCTCTGCTTGTCCGAGACCTTGTCCCTGGCCACATCTGCAATACGTTTTCCTTCAATCGCTTCACGAGGCAAATTAGGAATAGAAAAATACCCATTATACCAAAGAGCACAAGCCCCTTCCAACGCCGCTTTTCTCTGCCAAGCAAAAGTATCAGAAGCGCCTTTAATTATCTCAAGATTATAAGCGGCTTCTATTAGAGAGTCCATTACTTCTGCTTGTTTATCATTAGTTTCAACTATCAATTCCCGATATTTTTCACTTCGAATAATTGCCCCGGATATCCAAGTTTCCGTAGGTTTACAATTACCATCCTTATCCTTTGTTTGACAATCATACTTCGCAGGCTCTTTTCTAATCAAATGATCTAATTCTGCCTTCTCCTGCTCCAATTCATTTTTAACTTCCGCTTTTATAACCTTTAATTTTTCCTCTAATCGGCTATGCTTTCTTTGTGCCTCCGCTGCCGCCTTGACATAATTCATACAAATCTGCGAATGTCTCAGCCATTCCTCGTCCAGGGCATGCGGATCTATTGCAAGATCATTCTCATAGTCGAATTCTGTCATATCCTTTCCTCCTTTATTATTAATGCATCACCGACATATTTCTATCTGTTTCCAAACTTTTCTTAATATCAAACTTTTTCATTCCATATTCTTCATCTTCTTGATGACCCAAACGCTCCATGATCCACTCCTGTTGACAATCACCACCTGTTCCATCATGATAATCTTTCGCCCTAAGCCACTTCATAAGTTTTTGTCCCGTCCTATGAATTCTTTGCCATCTTCGCTCAGGACATCCTTGAAAATTAACGCCTCTGCAATAATAATCTATCTTGCCTTCCTTCTTAGTAACAACAGCGATATAAGCCTCATTATCCTTCAACGGAGGTGGCAACCAAAATCCTTCAAAACTATCCCAATCAGGACCTTCTGTTTTTTTTCTATCAATTTTATTTGCCAACAATGCTTTCGGAAACAGAAAGGACAATCCAAGAATACCAAATATGCTAAAGAATTTCCGTCTCTTTATTTTATCTTTCATCTTATCCTCCTTTATTATATTATATATTATTTTCTGATATTCCTTAAATTTTTATTTACGCTCTCTGAGTATGGTTTTCTCGGGTTCTCTTTTTTTGTCTTTAGATATTTCTTACTAAGATTCATTTACCTTGTCTCTATAGTCTTAGCCCCTAATCCCGAATCACCATATTTCAAAGCAAAATGGGCCAATGCCTTTTCCAAAGATTCAACTTGCTCTTTAAGTTCCTCTACTCTTTTTTGTGCTTTCTCATATTTCTTCTTCCATTGTAAAACTTCAGCATCTTCTATCCTACCAACCTTCTTCTTGTCTTTTGTTTTGTCTTTTGTTATTCCATTATTTTCCTCAAGCTCTTTCTTCACATATCGTAACGGCTGCGGTATAATTCTCTTCTCCGCTTCCTTTATCAGCCTCGGTCTTTGCTTTATATCACTATTTAAATAGGTAACAATATTATCTGGATTGCCTCCATGTCTCAGAAATATTTCTTTGCCTTCTTTCAAAGTAAGCAACTGTTTAACATTTAAAAAATCACGTTTCTTAATTTTAAACCTTTGAACTAAAAATTGAGTAAAGGGCAATTTAATATACTTGTTTCTTTCTTTTGCGGCTTCATAATAATCCTCTCTTTGCCAAATGCCTTTAGCCTCTAAAATTATAAAGTGCATAAAAACCTTCAATGCCCATTTGGTGGCTTCTTCTGTTCTATTTCTCCAACCTTCCACTAACCTCGCGCTCTTTCCCAATGTAAGTTTTTCCATAATGCTCTCCTTTTTTTATTTATTAAAGATTAACTGCATCACTTAAAAATCTTGAATCACTTATTTCTTTAAATTCCTTCATAGAAATGCCCAATATCATCGCTATCTCTTCATCCGCCATACCTGGATATATAGGATATAAATCCGGCCTCTTTTTTATTTGTGCAACAATCATTCTTTTTCGATATTCAGGATCTTTATATCTTTTTTTACCTGCCTTTGAGATCCTTTTTCTCAATTCAGGATCTTTCCAAGCTTTTTTCATTGCATCAATCATTCTTTTTCGATATTCAGGATCTTGCCAAAGTCTAATTTTACTATCAGACTGCTTTTTCCTATAATCTAAATCAGATGATTTAATAATCATTTTTTCAACTTGATTTTTTCTAAACCCAGGATCTTGCCATCTTTTTTTCATCGCAATAGATTGCCTTTTTCCTGCTTCTGGATTATCTTTAAAATATTTACGAGTCATATCAGAACGAAGTTTTCTATCTTTAGGATCCTTTGCTCTTTTTCTATTTGCAATTGATAATCTCAATAGGCCTTCCTTAGTATGCCCTTTTAATACTCCAATCGAAATCTTCTTCTTTGTTTCTTTACTCCAAGGAATATCTCTATTCCAGGCAGGTTTACCTTTAGTTGCAATATTAGCTTTTTTAACATTATTTCTTGCCGCACATGCCTTGCCACAAAAACGACGATCACTTGACAGCTTCACGTGAAAAGATTCACCACAAAGCTCGCAAAATACTTTCTTCATTGGCATATAATTAGGATTATTTTCACCTAATAAATTTTGTGATCGCCAAAGGCCAAAACACTTTCTATTACAAAATTTTTTATTCCTATGTGAATAATAAACCATCTTTTCTTTTTTGCAATAAAGACAAATTATTTTAATTTTACCCTTAACATATTTTCTTTTATCTAAGATATCATTCATTTTTTCTTTATCCCTATATACTTATTATATATTATTTTTCGACTTTTTAAATTTTTTTATTAAAACGGAACATTTTTTCGTGCCTCGTCATCAACCGCCTCCCAGCAGGCCAGGGTCAACAACGCCCTACCGCCGTAATAGAACGGCTCCTTGAAACACTCGATTATCAACGCCCCCAGCCCGTTGCCCCCCAACAAGACCTTGTTCATGTATTTCAATACCGTCAGCCGAACCATCTCCGGCTCATCCTTTATCCCCTCAAGAATATCCCTGATCTCAGGCCAGCTCTTCCGATCCTTTAAGGCCCTGCACAGATCAATTATCTGTTTGTCTCCAAGAGCAACTAATTTGACCGCCTCTTCCCTCTCCTCATCCGGCAGATCAATAACCTGATCCAATATCACAAGGGCTTGTCGAGGGCATCCTTCTGAAGCTTCCACAATAGCATCTATAGCCTTGTCGTTCATCTTTATATCTTCAGAGTCAAACACCCATGCCAGCAATTCACCGATCTCGTCATCCGACAGCTTGTTGACCTCGAATGTCGAACATCTATTGCGAACGGTAAACAACAGCTTGCCAGGATCGGTAGTACAAAGAAGGAAATAAACATGGGCAGGAGTATCCTCCAACGGCTTGAGCAGGGCATTCTGAAAATCCTTCGTTCCCTGATGAACCTCGTCGAGCAGAATAACCCTGACATCACCCGCAACAGGCATATAACTAATGGTCTGTATTATCTCCCTTGCGGTGTCAATGCCCCTGCTATTGCCTGCGTTGATCTCAATAAAATCTTGATCGTGACATTCCAATATATTCTTGGTAATCCTCGCCAGGGTCGTCTTGCCACATCCCGATGGCCCTTGAAATAAAAATGAATGCGGAATATCCTCTTCCCTATCCAATACAGACTTGAGGCTCTTGACTGCTGCCTTGTTCCCTATGAACTCATCAAAGTTTTCTGGTCTGAAATCCAAATGCAAACTTGCCATTTATATCTCCTTTTCTTTTTAAAATTTCTTTGCCTCATCAGGATACAAGAAAGCCCCAACATCACCTTCGCCCTGATCTTGAAAAGCTTCCAGTTTTTCCTGATACTTCCTTAGTTGAGGATAACTACCAGTAAACTTAAAAGTAATCTCAATCCCATTTGGCAAAAGATTAGTAAAGACTTCATCCAAATACATTTCATCCCATCTATTATCAGCCCGACCTCCAGCAACATGAATAGCAATTTTGAGTTTATCTAAAAAAGCTTTTCTTTCATCTTTCACCCTTTCCCAATTAACCCGATCACTTTTTTGACACTTCTGCCGTTCGATCAATTCCTTTTCCGCCTTGTTCAATGTATCTTTCTTTTTTCTTTTCCACCACATCTTATCTCTCCTTTCTAATATTAATTTTATTCTTCTCTGCCGCTTCCGCTATAGCCATAAGGTTTCGTAATCTCTATTTTCTTGCCGATCTTTTTCGCGTACTTCATCTCTCTCCTTATTCCTTTAGACTGATGCCAGTTCGGCATGTTCGCAATCCATAGCTCGTCGCACCAGTCAAGCCATGACTCATTAAGTTTTGCCCAATAGCCCGAATCTGTCCGCATATCACCATGAATATGTATTGGATGAGAATGGGCAATCGGACAGAACACAAGACACCCTTCGGATATCAGACTTGCCGCAATTTTACATACGGATTCAAATCTCTTTCTTTCTACTTCGGGATCGTCATCCGAATACGGACTTGCAAGATATATCTTTTTCATTTAATCCCGCCCCCAACCTGTGCTATATTAAAGCCTTTGCTTCTCTTGCCAATAGACTTCAGGTTTTTTACCGCAACATCAAAATAACCTTTCTTCAACTCACAGCCCTTAAATTTTCTATTCAATTTCAAAGCAACATATCCTGTCGAGCCTATACCCGCAAAGGGATCATACACAACATCATCAGGAGCAGACCATAGCTTAATGACTCTCTCAATAACTCCTAATTGCAATGGAGCAAGATGCTTCTCATCTTTATTGCTCTTTGCATCACGATAATTTCTAAGAACATCTGTCTGCCTTATCCCGCCAGGATATCCTTTTACTTGTCTATACCAGACAGGAGCCGCCCATTCTATCCATTCCTCCTGAGTTATCCAGCCATCTATATCCTTATCTAACCCCGCCATAATAGGATCGAGATTTTCACCTGGCTTTCTGAATTGCAATAAATAATCCGCCAGGGCGGTATGCAAATGAGAAGCATCCGATCTTAAAGTCTTAAAAAGCAAACCCCTGTCCTTTGTCCTGATCGCTGTCACCTGCGGATTCTTATCAATACAAACCTCGCCATAATAAATCCAGTCCTCCTCTTCCATCATCTGAATAACCTTACCCCTGAAATCCTTTATGCCTATATAGCCATCCCGACTTTGAAACGCCACGCCTTGACATAGATGAACACAACAATGACGGCCCGGCATAGTTATCCTCAAAAGATGCTCCTTGTCTATAACAAACCGAAACTGCTCAATCAGTTCCTCAATCGTCTTTGTATTTCCAACATCATGTCGACTATTGGAATAGACATACATGCCAGGAAACGGCGGACTGAATACAGACAAGCCAATCGAATCCGATTCAATATCTTTCATTGTCAACACGCTGTCCCCCAACTGCAACTCCCATCCTTTGCCCTTGCTAACCTCTTCCATATAAACCATCTCCTCTCTTTTTGTACCAAGCTGACCGGTCAGATTCATGTTGGAAATCAGTTCGTCAAACATCCTCATTGCATCTTTTTCCTTGCGCTTGATGTTTTTTACAACTCCTCCCTCTGTCTCAGTCGTAATAACATAGGCATCAACAGGGCGCTTCTGTCCAAATCGCCAGCATCTCCTTACCGCCTGATAAAACTTCTCATAACTATCCGACAAACCCACAAATGCCATGTTATGACAAGCCTGAAAGTTCATACCGAATCCCGCAATGGAAGGCTTCGTGACAAGAACCCGGATATCTCCCGCCTGAAAATCCAGCAATGACTTCTCCTTATGTTGCGACGAGTCCGCGCCCTTGACTTCCACAGAACCTTTGATCTGTTTTGAAAGCATCTCCGATTCTTTGTTAAGATCACACCAGATCAACCATCTCTCCTTTGACTTGTTGACCATCTCGGAACACAGAGCTATCCTTTCCTCAATGCTATTCCTTCTTGCCGTCTGCCTATCTCTCAATCCTCTCGCCTCTGTTGCAAACAACTCTCCTGGCTTTACGTCTCTACTTGTTGCGCGGATTGTCTTTTGAATGACCTTAAGCTCCGGCAAAATAAAACCGTCATTATCATAACCCAAATCAGAAGGAGACCGCAAAGCCACAGACCATGTTGCAAGCCATTTCCAGAATTCCTTCTTCGCATGACCTTTTAAAACCCATTTCTGAACCATGTCCTGAGCCCTGTTAGTAAAGAACAAAGCCTTGATCTCCTTCTCTGTCATTATTCCAAGGAACTCAGCATGATTGATTATCTCAAGAAGATCGTTCGGGGCAGGTGTGGCCGTACAGGCAAATCTAAACGGAATCTGCAATGCAAATTCAGTAATTGCCTTTCTGAACTTGCCATCGAAACCTTTGAGGATGGAGCTTTCGTCCAGAACAAGACCTCCGAATCCATCGGGCTCAAAGTTCTTCAGCATCTCATAATTTGTGATATTAATTCCTTTCTTGACATCTAACTGACTGCGACAAACATTGACCTTAGTATGAAACTTGTCACCTTCCCTCTGTGTCTGCTTCGATACCGCAAGAGGGGCAAATATCAGAACGGACTTCTTTGTCTTGTTCACAACATGTTTTGCCCAGTCAAGTTGAATGGGCGTCTTGCCCAAGCCACAATCCGCAAAGCAAGCGGAACGACCTCGTTTCAAAGCCCACCTAACAATATCGCTTTGAAAATCAAACAGCATCGGATTCAATTTACTAACAGGAAGCCGAAAGCCGGAATCAACATCCATAATCATCTTGCTGTCAAGAAACTCTTTGTACCTTGAGTTCATTTTAACTTCCTTTCTTTTTATTTCAACATCTCCAGTTTATTAACAAAGTTTTCTATTCCTTCCACAAACTTCCTCTTGTTCCCAGGATTATGTTTCACCGACGCCGGATGCATACACCAACACATCCACAGTCCTAACTTTTCATTCCATTCAGTTTTTCCGCTCATATCCGTTATGCCTGAATCCTTATCCGTAAATGCCTTGACTCCGGTATTCCCAAACATAAGGGCAAGCCGACAATCAATCTTATCCAACTCCTCATGCAACCAAGGCAAACAGACTTTGATATGAACCTTAGTCGGAGTCTTGATCTTGCGACCAGGATAACACTTGCATACGTTTGTTACATGAAAAAATGATCTCTTATATCCGTATCCCGATAAAGTATCCCACAACAATTCACCAGCAGGAGCCTCCTCATAAAATCCTCTGCCTTCCCTATCTTCCTGCGGCCCTGGCCCTTCTCCAATTATAGCCACATTATAAATCCCTTGTGACGGAAGAACCGGCTTTCTGCATTCCATCTTCAATTCACATTTCTCACAATCCAAAACTTTCTTATTCAAAAATCTTCTCCTTCTAATAACAGGTTTTGGAATTGTATTAATCCTATCATCAAGAGAAAGGTAATACTGCAAATCAGAGTCGGAAAAATCAAATCCCAAAAGAGAATAAAGATTCGGATATAAATCCCTCTTGTCTCCGGACAAACTGAATGAAAATGACTCCTGAGCTTCGCTTAAATCAAACTCATTGCCATAGGAACCGATCTGCCTGAGCAACTTGTCCAGGGCGCTCCCTGCCTTCGTCACAGGCTCTATATCATCAGTATCAAAGAAACCTATCTGTTTTCTTTTTATCGTTTTCTTTTGTGAACATTGAATCGCGGTCTTGTTTCCTATCCCCTTAACTTCAATAAATGGAATATGTAATTTGTTGTCTTTAGCAACCCACTTATGCGAATCAGATATCCCAACCTTGGGCGGAGTCAGTTCAAATCCCAACTTGATAACCGCCCCTATCAATTCGTTCTTGTCTTCTTGCGTTCCATAAGTCAAATGGGCACAGATAAATTCCAGGGGATAATAAAACTTGAACCAGGAAGTCCAATATGCCAACAAGGAATACTCAATAGAATGGGCTTGATTAAATCCGTAACTTGCCCACTTCTGAAGGCCTTCCCAAAACTCTTCTGCCTCCTGTTTGTTCATTGTCTTGTTTTTTAGACATCCCTTTAAAAACATATCCCAATATTTCTTGAATCCTTCAACATCCCTTTTCTTTGCAATCACCTTGCGAACTTTATCCGATACGGAATAAGACAGTCCTGCAACCTCAGAAATAACCTTCATTACCTGTTCTTGAAAAACTAAAATACCATAAGTATCCTTTGTAATCTCCTCATATATCGGATGCTTCTTTTTCCATTTAGCTCCTTTCTTTCTTTTAATATAATCCACTGTCATTCCCGAGTCATAAGGCCCTGGCCTAACAAGAGCTATGATCACAGCAATATCCTCAAACTTCTCAATCTTAATTTCCTTAGCAAGTTGGGTCGTGGGGGGAGCGGACAATTGAAATGTCCCAAAAGTATTCCCTTTATTAATTTCCGCAAACACCTTTTTATCATCAAGAGGAATATCCTGAAAATAAGCCTTGGAGATTTCCTTGTCTAAGAAATGATTTTGCTGAATCAATCTCAAGGTTTCATTTAAAACCGTCAAGGTATTCAGGCCAAGGATATCAAGTTTCATAAGTCCGACATATTCGGCATCCTCCATATCCCAATTCGCCATAACACGGCCTTTGCGCATACAAAGATTGCCCCTGTCCCCTTGTCTAAGATCATCCGCTGATATAACAACAGCGGCGGCATGCTGACCACTATTTCTCACCTGTCCTTCCAATTTAATCGCCAATTCTGTAACTTCGGAGTATTTTCTTTCAAAAAATTTTCCTTCTTCTGTTTCCTTAGAAAATAAAGAAATAAAACTTTCATTTCTATTCCGTTCTTCCGTCTTTGCAGTAATATTTATTATCTTTGCAAAAGCATCCACATGTAAATATGGCACATCAAATACTCTGGCGACATCTCTTATTACACCTCTCGCCTTCATCTTAGAAAAGGTTGACACACCAGAAACATTATTCTTGCCATATTTCTCTCCCAAATATTGCATCACTTTTTCACGATGTATGTCTTCAAAGTCCAAGTCAATATCGGGATAGTCAATCCTATCCTCCGCAATAAATCTTTCAAACAACAATCCATACTTCAACGGATTGACTTGTGTTATGTTTAACAAATAAGCAACAAGTGACCCACCAACCGATCCCCGCCCTGGCCCAACCATTATGCCTTGCTTTTTACACCAATCCACAAGATCCTTGACGATCAAAAAATACTTCGCGAATTTCTTTCTTCTAATCAAATCAAGTTCCAAAGCGACTCTCTCTTTTGCTCCCTGATCTACCAAGAGCCTTTCAGCAAGTAACTTATTCACCTTTCTTTTAAGCAAATCAAAATGCTCCTTTTCACTCTTGCCAGAAATAACAGGAGGCAATGAGATATCTTGCCTTGGAATCTTGAACTCACAGCATTCCTTAGCAATCTTGATCGTGTTTCTCATTGCCCCCAGATATTCCTTCCTGTCAAACTGATTCTGTTTTTCAAACGCCTCGATCATCTCATCGGTGGTTCTAAGATGCAAACCCCTAAATCCAAAACTCCAGCGATCAGAATCATTCCATTTTGCCTTTCTTTGTATCGCAAGCAAAACCTCCTGCGCCTTCCATTCATCCTCGTTTATGTAATGACAATCATTAGTAGCGACAAGAGGAATTTTAAAGGCTTTTGTTCTCTCTTCTTTCATTCCAATAATTCGTTCATGTAACTCATATTGCACCTCAATATCATGAGGCATAATCTCAAAATATAATCTACCAGACATTTTGTCACACAATTCATAAAAACAATCTCCACCGCCTCCAGATTGATCCATCAAAAACGATCCCGCACAGGCAGTCATAATAACAAAGCCGGACAGATCGCAATCCAACAAACTCTGATAATCAATCCTTGGGCGATAATGAAAACCTTCCAAGTTCGCATAGGTCAAGAGTCTGCAAAGCTCCTTCCATCCGATTTCATTCTTAACAAGAATTGTTATGTGACCTCTTTTCTCTTTCTTTGGTTTGATTTTGGCATCGGGAACGATATATGCTTCACAGCCCAGGACGGGCATGATGCCTTGATTGGAACATTCTCTTTGAAATTTGAGAAGGCCGTCAATATTTCCGTGGTTGGTTAAGGCAAGATATTCAAAATCTAACTCCTTGGCTCTGGCAACATAATTCTTTGTTGTGCCGAAGCCATCGAGTTGACTATATTCATCATGAACATGAAGATGGGCAAAATTTGAATTTTTCAAGCTGAATCCTTTCTACGAAATATCTCCATTACAATTATTGCTTGTTTTCCATAAAAAAAAGAAATCAATCGAAATACCCCCCCCTACTCGAATGATTCTCTTTTCTCCTTGTTTCTTATCTCCTCCTGGTTCTCCGGCAAAGTAAATTTTCATTTAACCGCCAAGGAAACAACATGCTGAAAATCATCGCCTTCAAACAAAAGAGCCCTTTCGCCAATGGTCACTTCTTTGAGTCGATCCAAAATCTCCTTCAAAAAGACTGGATGAATATATAGTTTAATTTCGGGGCCAGGATATCTGATTCGATGAGTCTCTTCTATATCGCCAAGAGGGCCTTGTCCTTTGCAAATCAAAACAGACTTTTTAAGAATCAAAGAAATCCTCAGATCCTGTTCAAACTCAGTTTTAGCTAAAATCTCTGCCCTATCAATAGAACTCATAAGTCCAGCCGGAAATTTAATCCTATCTCCTTCCACCTTCATAAATTCCTCAACATCGGGATACTCAACATTCATAACCCGAGTACTAAAAACGGTCTCCTCTTTATTTGTAAAATGAAGCCATTCTTTTTGAAGACAATACTTAGTCGGATTATAATTAACAAGATGAATAGCCGCACTCCCCGGCAAAAGAAAATCTTTTTTAACACGTCCATTCATTATTCGTCTTGTAATTCTATATTTATCAGTAGAAATAACCCTATCCTTCACAATATTAAGATTGGTTAAATCCGGTCGGGTCATATCCTTACTCACGGAAAATAGACAAAATTTAACCGCCTCGGAAAAGTTGCTTGGTAAAGGACTCCATTGAAATTTTCCTGAGATAAGAGGAAGGTCATGTTGTTGAACAATATTAATTCGCGCTGTACTCTTTCTCCCTTTGATAACAAACTTATCGTCTTCTACTTCAATATCCAATTCCTCATCTGTCAATTTATTAACCAGAGCAAAGAATTCATTTGCGCTTATCGCCCCTATAAGGCCAGTTTCCATCTTTTGTAAAATTGAAATTTGATCATTATAGGTTTGGATAGTATTGTCACTGAAGATAAAATGAGTTGTAAATTCTATAATCTCTTTATTCGCCAATCCTGGTTTAACTTTAACCAAGGCATCCACTAATTCTTGTCTATTGATTTGCATGATTCCTCCTGTTTGATTTTTTTAATCCACATTATAAATGATTGCTTGTGAAAAAATAACTCTTCAAAAATATAATAAAAAGAAAGAAGCCTTTTATCTGTTTTATTTTGGAGAATTACCTCTCTCTCTAATTCCAATGGTTCCAGCGAAGTAAATTTTCATTTTATTTGTTTTCTTTGTTCCAAAATAGCACACATTGTATTTAAAATCTTATTCCTACCAGCTATAAAATCATAAAATGATACCAAACGATTTGCCCCCCCCAGTTAATTTTTGTATTTCCTGTTCTCTTCCTTTTATATTCATTATAGAATATCCACTTGCAAAATATATTTTCATTTTCTTTTGGCCATATAATCTCTAATCTCTTTATCAACATTTTCTCTCTTATTCAAAAAATAATATGAAAGCAATCTATTATTTGCCCCCGTTTTATTTAATACTTCTTCCTGGCTCTTCTCTTCTAACCAAGTCGCAAGAATTATTTTCATATCTCAAATCCTCCAACTTGTTTCCCTTTAAAAGCCCAAGGCCACTCCGGCATCGACTTTTCCAGATCAAGAAAATAAATGATATTCAATTCATCTCTTTGTTTATAATCATTACTAAGTCCTGACTCAATTACAATCTCAACCACCTTATCTTTTGACCAACCAAAAGTAACCCGACCATCTTTCATACCATGAATTCCTCTTTGTCCATCTGCATCTTGTTTACCAAACCATCTCTCTCCTTCCTTAAGTTTATAATTTTCATCTACCTTCTTTAATTCTGACTTACCTAACTTATATCCTTTATCATGAAAATACTGAAGAATAACTTCCTGTTGTTTTGGAGAAAAAGTATTGAAATGTTTGGTGGCCTCCTTTTGAGAAGGAGATTTATTAGAAACCGTTACTTTCCAGGAATCCTCGTCGTAAATCCATTTACCTTGTTTATATCTCGGAACATAAACAGATCCCATTCGACTTGTCATCACCCAGGAAGTGCTATCAACAGAATACCAAGGATAACGAAGCAGAAGTTTAAGGGAGGTCAGGCCAAAGCCATGTATTTTTATTTCTGTTGGAATATAATTCGAGAATAAAGGATCAAGCCATTTTGCAAGATCTTTTGTCATTATCGGAACCATTCCTCCTAACGCAATATAGCTATACTTATCAAGATAATATTGGAAGTATTTAATATCTTCTCCATAATGGAAACAAGGCAATGGATTGAGCCCTGCCTTCTCCATTATCTTTTGATTCTCAAGAGTTTGTTTTGCATTTCCAATAGCATCCAAATTTGCATATATATCCAGATATTGTTCATGCTCTTTTATAAAAGAAATATAATCTTGGATATCAATTCGAACCTTTTTTGACCAGGCTGAGAAGGCACCCGAATCTAAAAATAATGATATTTTATTTTTCATTTTATCAACCTCATTAACTCACTTCTGGCTTCCGCCCCTCGATTATCATTTTGTAAAAACACCCCTCTCATACAACTTGTAACCATAACAGAATTTTGTTTTTCAATACCTCTCATTCTCATACAAAGATGTTCGGCTTCAATAATACAAGCCGCTCCAATGGGCTCAAGAAATTTCATCAATACATCTGTAATTTGAACCGTCAATCTTTCTTGAATCTGAAGCCGGCGAGAATAAATCTCCATCAATCGAGCCAGTTTAGAAACCCCTATCACCTCCTTATCGGGGATATAAGCAATATGAGCCTTGCCAATAAACGGCAACATGTGATGCTCGCACATGCTATAAAGCTCGATATCCTTCAAAAGGACAATTTGATCATACCCGTCGCTATCAAAAACTTTAATTATATCTTCTGGTTTTTGATCATAACCTGAAAATAAATATTCATAACTTTCAATTACTCTCTTTGGGGTTTCTTGTAATCCTTGTCTATTCGGATCTTCTCCAATAGATTCTATAATACGAGTAATCGCATCTTGAGCAGGAGCTTCATTTATCATAGTTTCCCAGGGAAATTCCAACCATTCGCCTTGTTTTGCTTGGTACAAAGCGATAAAATGATATCCTTGTTGAATATATCTTTCTTTCGTTTTACCTGAATCAATAATATCATCAATAATTAAAACTTCTTCTTTCGCGATTCTATCAAGACAAGTAAGTATTTTTAATGAAAGCCGTTGGGCAAACATTATTGAAATCGAAATTCCTCCTCTCGGAACCCCATACACATACTTCCACAAAGAAGAATTATTTAAATGATTATCCTTGATTATCAAACTTACTTGATATTCAATATCTTGCCAAGTCAATTTACGAATATTCGACATTATTCAATCTCCTTAATAATGGATCTTTAATTCCCACTTCCTTAAACCCTTTCGCCCTCAACTTACAGGCGGGACATTCTCCGCAGGGTGGAACCTTGCCTTCATAACAAGTATGACTATAAGCAAGCGCCCTACTACATCCTGGCAAGGATAAAGCCAATTTAATAGTCTCTGCCTTTGTTAACCACATCAATGGGGTATGAATTGTAAAATCATAATCCATTGCCAACGATAGAGTAATCTGAAGGGCTTTAATAGTGTTATCACGACAATCAGGATATCCACTAAAATCCGTTTGGCCCACCCCTGTAACAATATCATGAATCCCTTTCTCATAAGCAATTGCTGCCGCCACAGACAAAAAGAAAACATTCCTACCTGGAACAAATGAAGCTGGCAACTTATCAGACAAAGAATGAGAAGCTGAAATATCGCCAAAACCAACAAGTGCAGAATTTCCTAACTGAGAAATAAAATCTAATTTCAATTCTCTATAATCTGCCATCTTTGCCATCTGAAATATTTTTCTCGCTGCCAGACATTCAACCTCATGCCTCTGCCCATACATAATATTAAGCACAAAAATAGGCCCAAATTTCCGCTTTGCCCAATATAAACATGTGGTGGAATCTTGTCCTCCAGAGAGGAGGACAAGACAAGATCTCTTATTCATATTTCAAATCCCTTCCCTTTATTTTTCTGATCATTAAACCATTTTAATTGTTGCCCTAAAGATAAACCTAAAAGAGGGCGATAACCCTTTATAAATTCACAATATCTATCATCGGCATAAATATCGGGATAAAAAATATTTCTCTCTTTTAATTGTTGATTAACTTTCAACCCCCATTCTTTTCTCTGTATAAAAAACATATTATTTAAAGTTTGATCATAAGGATCAATTTCGGTATCAATATCCAATAATCCATATTTAGCTGACAATATATATATATTGTCATACTCTTTAGAACAAAACTGAAAGGCTTTGCAAAATAATGCTCCTTGATACATCTCCTTTGCAGAACATTTTCGCAAAGCCTTCGTCTTTGAACAAGAAATTAAAGCTGTTTTCTTATTTACCATTAGCAATAGCCGGAAGATTTTTTTTGTTTTTCCACTGATTAATCCAAGATCGAATTGTATTGATCTTCACACCCTCTTTAATCTTCTTATGCAATTTTTCCACATTTTCTTCACCATCTTTCCACATTAAATAAATCCGAGCCTTATTACTATCGGAAAAACCTTTCTTCTTCTCCCCATTGACTTTCTTCATTACCTTCGCCTTGCCCTTCGCCTCAGCGGCCTTCTTAGCTACGGCCTTCGTATCTTTCTTCTCTTCCTGACCAGGCACATCAATCCCTATCGCCTTCAGGGTAGCCACCGTCTTATCGGTCAACTTATCCTGAGGTTCCAGTTCCCCTGCCGCATCCTCAAGCTCCCCAAGCAAATCAATTTCCCTGGTCTTGGAATTCGTAGGCAGGGCAGGGTCAAGATCCAATAATTTGTTCAGTTCCTCTGCCACAGCGATCAAATCCTTCACTGTCACGCCATTGTCCTTTTTCTTGCTCTCCTCTTTCTTTTTTGCCTTTGTCATTTCTTTTCTCCTTTTAAGTAAATGTTAATAAAATTTAACTCCCATTTCTTATTTCCTTTACTTTTATTATATATTATTTTTTGACATTCCTTAAATTTTTTTATCTTTTTTTTGATTTTTTATTTTATGCTTTGAATTTCGGGATTTCCCTTGAGCTTATCACCAAACTGATTGGTCGTCCTAAAACCGGAAAGAAGACCCAACTTTTCGCTTGTCAGACATAATTCATATATTTTTTGCAGAAGCCCATCTCTGCTTCGGGACAGATATTTCATCATGGAATCGGCCCGGTTGAGAAATCTTGTTGCCTTGGCCTTAACAGGCCCTTTCAAATCCGGCCTCATGAAAGTATAAAATTCCACAACCGTTTCTATCGCGGAACAATATAAATCCCTCAGGGCATCATAAGATTGATAATTAAGATTTGTCGCGCTCAACAAAATATCTCTCACCAAATCATTTGGGCTTACCCTGTTAAGGTTATAAGTTCCTATCTCCTCACCATTGATAAACAGAAAAACAGGCTCAATTTTTTCAAACATCTTGCCCTCCTTTCTTATTTAAAAGGTTAATAATATTTAACTCCAAATCTTAATTTCCTTTACTTTTATTATATATTATTTTTCGACTTTTTAAATTTATTTTTAAACTCCTCTCTCATCTGGACTCCAGATAATTTTATGCAATTGAAGATTTACCGTCACATCCCAAAACCTATCGTTTTTAATCATCAAGATTAATTCAACGGGATCAAACATGCCAAAAGCAGGACTCAAAGCCATTCTTGCTCGACATCCTTTATCTCTCAACAATCCAATCGTTTCCTTTGCCAAAACATATTCCTGCGGGCTTTGCAAAACAAATTTAATCCAATCATTCTCATTAAGAAAAAGATAATTTCTTGTGATCATCTTTTCCCAACACCATAATTTATAATCAACCGCCCAACAAAATTCCTCAGGGCATCCGTCTATATCCAACTCAAATACAAATGCGGGAGGTATAGCAATACTGCCATTAGTCTCAACAGTAATTTTATATCCTTTACTATAAAGATTTCTTATAAGCAATAACAACTCATCTTTCTGCAATAAAGGTTCTCCGCCCGTGATAGTAACTTTTTTACAACCAATTTCCTGAACCTTATCAAGAACCTCCTCTACCGAATATTCCTTGCCCTGCCAATTTTGCTGAGCATATTGAGTATCGCAATAAGGACATTTTAAATTACAACCGGCAAAACGAATAAAAGTTGACATTGTACCCTGATGAAATCGACTAACTTCGCCGTCTATACTTGTGAAAATTTCGTTGATTATCATTATCTATCTCCTTTCCAAAATAAATTTTCATCAATATACTTCCGCATAGGAAGTCGATGTTTCCCAAAGTCGAATCTTAACCAGATAAACCTTATCAGATACTCTCCTCCTCAATGCATCTGATATTAAGATCGAGGCGGAGTCGGCTAAGCTCTCCACCGTAGGAACAAAATCCACGACATCATTAAGATAAGAATGATCCCACTTATCAAGAATATTTTTTTGAACAACCTTTTTCAGATCGCCAAAATCCATAATCATACTCTGATCATTCAACCATTTTGCCCCAACAGTTACCTCCAACCTGTACGTATGGCCGTGCAAATTTTTACATGCTCCTGGATGATCAGGTAACTTATGCGCCGCCTCAAACTCAAAAACTTTTGTGATTGTCGTTTCCATTTTTCTCTCCTTTCATCTCAAATAACTATCCAAATAAGGTTTACCAATCTTCAACTGCTGAAGCACCATGCACTCCTGCAACGTACTGAAATCCTCGTCCCTGATTTTCATCGGGGATATCATCATAACGTTTTGTTCTTTCTGTTCCGCTGTCTGATTCAAGGAAAAGGCAATATCAACTTCCGCCTTCTTACGAATGTCCTCTGCAAAATCACCTGATCGAACTTTCTTATTGTCGTCCCTGCCCGTATTGCTCTGACTCGCAGATGCCACCAGGCAATTCCGTTTCAGGCCAAGGGCTTTATGGGCAACCACAGTTTGATATACCCTATGCCTATATTCCTGAGTGAACTTGTCCTCGGGAGCAAACTTGTCGGCATAATCAGTCACTATCACATCAGGAATCCAACCCTCGTAATATTCCCAATTATCCAGCATTGTCTCCAACTTCGCAATATTCAAAGTGCCCGGAGGAGGATTGATCAGCTTAAACCTGTTTCCTCGCAACAATGTCCGCTCCAATGCCCGACCTTTCTGAATCGCCCCTATCGTTTCCAGCACCTTCTTTTTCTTCTCCTTATACCACACGGCAGGAACAAAATTTCTTCTGTCGCGGCAAGCAGTACAAACTTCATACTCATCAGGAACAGAATCAAAATCTTTAATCTCTCCCTCCGAATCTATTATCCCAACACGACATGTTCTCTCCCTGTTCTTGCATTTGTTAGTCTGATTCAGTTCACAATCAAATACAGGTATCAGCATGTTCCCCGCCCACTTCTTCTTTGGCAAAGCACTCAGTCCGTGATGCAATCTTCTGACCATTTGTTTCTCTGACATCTCCAAACTGACAAACAAAACATTAAATCCTGCAAATAGCCCTCGCAATGTAATTTCCTGAAGCCACCATGTTTTGCCCCTGCCCATCGGCCCGACAATCATGGCAAGCATCCCTCTTTCAAAAGAACCTAACATTCTTCCCAAGTCGCCGGCAAAGGAAAACATCCTATCACCAGAACTCTCATCAAAAGCATTCGCGATAACCGAGGTATCAGATA